GTGCTTGGGGCGGCTCATCGGGCCGGCGCCATCTTGACCACGCTCTTGCGGGTCACGGTGCCCGCCAGCTCGGCCAGCTCGACCGCGTTGTCTACCACTTGCACCAGCTCGGCCCACGGGAGCGTGTGGTAGGTGCCGCGCTCGATGAGCCCGGCGTTCAGGGCCTCGAGGAACCGCTTGACCGCCGGCTTGGTCGTGCTCTTGCCCACCGACAGCACCCAGCGGCTCACCGGGTCGCGGAACATCATGTAGCTCTCGGCCCCGACGCATCCGTGGGTTGCCGCGTGCAGCTCCACCTCGCGCAGGACGAGGATGACGCGCCCGCCCTTGTCCAGGTGAAGGTCCAACACCCGGCGGGTACCGGGCTCCTGCGAGGTCGCTACCAGCCGAAACGATTGACGCATAATCGAGACTCCTTTGATGGGGTCGGGAAAGTCCGACGCCCCGAGTATACAGGGTATACCCGAGGCGCGCAAGGTTGGGGGAGTGGACTAGTTGAGGTCGGGGTTCCACGGGGCGAGCGGGTGCTCCGTGGCCCCGTCCAGGAGCACATCGAGGGACCGCGTGCGCTGGGCGAGGTCGATGGGCTGGATCTTCTTGAGCACCTCCGTGAACGCGTTGTGCAGGCTCCAGAGGGTGCGCGGCTTGAACTCCGGGTGGCGCGGGTTCCTGTACTCCTTGAGCACGTCGCGGATCGAGCCCCCGCTTATCACCTGGTGGTCGTAGGCCCGCACAATCAGGTCGTGGGTGTAGAGGGTGCCGATTTCAGTCTGCTGGTACGCCTCGATGCGCTGCTCGGCCCGCTGGGTGAAGGCCGGCAGGAGGGCCAGCCGCTCGGTCAGGAGGCCCGGCAAGTCCCGGTGAATGAAGCGGGTGTGCTTCCGGCCCAGCGTCACCTCCGCGTTAAACGAGAGGTTGTCGCAGATAAACACCTTCTGCCCGAGGGCCAGGCCGGCGGCAAAGGTCCGGTCGTGGCTATTCCGCAGGCCGAGCACCAGCCGGGCCAGTCCACCCGCCAGCCGCACCGCCAGGCCGAACCGGGCGAAGAACCGCTGGCCCTTGTCGCCCCAGAGGCCGAGCTCCTCCTCCTCCACGGTGTACCCGGCCCGCTGGAGCGCGCCCGAGGTCTGTTCCATCAGCTCGATGTGGGGGATGGGGGTCCAGCCGGTGGTGGCGTCTACTTCGGGGGTGACCACCGCGGCCACTTCGTCCCGCGTGGCAAGGTGCCCGCCCCGGTGCAGCATCAGCTTTGACATAGAGACTCCTGGTGAGGTCGGAAAAGCCCGACGCCCCTAGTATACACCGTTTACTAGGGGCGTCAAGGTTCAATCCAGCCCCGGCTAGGCGTTCCGGTGCATGGCCCCCGCTTTCCGCATCACGCTGTTGCGGACATTCCGCACGGCATCGGGCTCTACCCCGGTCTGCGCCGCGACGATGTTGGAATTGACGTAGCCCTTCTTGTTGGGCGGGAAGCTGTGGAGCATGACCGTCTGCTCGAGCTTCGAGAGGGTGCCCACCCGCTTGACCAGCCACTCCCGGATTTGCGTCACTTCCTTCCCGCGGAGGCGGGTCATTTTGTAGTGCTTGGGGGTGTAGACCACGGGAGCGGGAGCGGGGTCGGGGGCCGTCGAGGCCGTGCCGTTCACGACCGGGGGCGGGGTCGGCGGTTGGGTCAGCACCGCGAGGGGCTGGCTACTCGCTTCGGCCAGCGCGTCCAGGGCGGCGAAGCGGCCAATCCGAATCTCCCCCGGCGGAATCGAGGGATCGACCTTCACGATGTACTGACTGCCGCCCAGCGAAATGAGCACTTCGGTTGCTGCGGTCATTCTCGAGACTCCTTGTGCGTGTGAACCTGCGGGTCAGAACGGGTATTCGTCGTCGCCTTGGCTCACCACCTTGAGGTGGTAGCGGAAGGTGGCCCACCAGCGGCGGAGCTGGCTCGCCCAGGTGTCGCGGGGGAACACATCGGTGCAGGGGCAGGGTGCATCGAACGCGGCGAGGTCGTTGACGTAGTAGGTGAAGCCGGTCCCGCTGCACCACCGGCACTGGCGGTCAGGCCGCTTGCGGAAGTCTTGGCTCACTTGGCACCGCCGCGGCGGAAGCCGGCAGCGTGGGCCGCACGGGCGAACTGGAGGGCGCAGCCCTTCGTGTCGAACAGCCCGAAGTAGGAGTTGTAGCCGCCGTTGAGGTTGTGGTCCCAGACCTTGGCGATGGCCTGCATCCCGCCACCGGGGGCGTTGTCCCACACCCTCGTAAACGAGGGCTTGAGCGGCGTGTTGCAGTAGGCGCACTTGGGGCGCTCGGCCACGGGGGGCGGCACCGGGCCGCGAATGGGGATGTTCTTCAATGTCTCGAGACTCCGTAGGGCCGGCGGGATTGCCGACCCCGCGAGTATACGGGGTTTACGCTAGAGGGTCAAGGGGTCCTCGAGGGGCCAGCCGGGGCGCGGGGGGTTGGTGACCTCCTTGCCGATCTCCTTCCAGTGCAGCACCAGGCCGGCGCGCCACTCCTCGAACACCTTCGCCTGCCAGGCCATGAGCTCGGGGAGCGAGCGGCGGAGCGCGTCCGGGTAGCGGCGCGCCATCGCGTACATCACTTGGGTGGCGGTCAAGGCGTCGGCGCTGGCGGTATGGGCCGCGAAGTCCTCGAGGCCGTAGTGCTTCGCCAGGTCGGTCAGCTTCCGCGAGCCGCTCCGGTACTTGTCGAGGGCGCGGTCGATGGGTACCGGGTCGAGGATGGCGATAGGGGGGAGCTGCACCTCGATCCGCTTCGCCAGGTGGTGCAGCATCGTCCAGTCGAAGCGGGCGTTCATAATCACGACCGGCTCCCCGCGGCGGTGGGTCTTGTTCAGCACCCGCCCGAGGTAGACCACCATTTCCGACCAGTGCGTGCCGTGCCGGGCCTGCGCGTTGGTGATGCCATGCACGGCTATCGCTTCGTCCGCGATCACCATGTCGGGGTCCACCAGGTAGGTCTTGCGGTCCCGCGCCTTCCCGTTCGGCTCCACCCACGCCAGGGCGACGGACACCGGGCGGTCGTTCTCCGTGTCGAGGCCGGTGCTCTCGAGGTCGAGCCCCAGCACCGGGCGGTCCATCCAGTAGGTCGTCTCGCCAGGCTCGGTCATGGGCGCCGCACAATCTGGCGTATCCCGCTGAGGTACTTGATAACGCCCAGCTTCTCGAGCCAGACCTCGAAGTGCTCCTGTGTGCCGAGGCACCAGGGGATGCCGGTGAGCTCGCACAATCGTCCGAACTCCTCTTGGTCGTGCGCGTGCTGCCACTCCTCCGCGTGCCGCTTCGGCCACTTCGGGTCATACGGCTCGGTGACTCGCGCCAGGTGCCGCTTCAACCCCATTGGGCTTTTGCACTCGAACCAGCCGCCGATGTTGTGCGCGGGGAAGAACAGCCAGGCGTCGGGGAGTCCGCGGTCCTGCCGCGTCCCGCCGGCTCGAGCGTTGCCGCTCAAGCGGTAGACATGCGCGCCGGCGGCGCGGGCCAGGTTGAGGCACCGCTGCTCCTCCTGCGCCTCGGGGTCAATCCGCTTGGGGCCGAACATGGCGCTCCTCCGCCTCTGCGTGGGTCGGCCAGGGCGCCTTATCGCGCTTGGCCTGAATCACTGCCTGATGGAGCCACGGGTGGCACCCGATCAGCGGCACGCTCCTCGTGTAATGCACCGCCGGGTCACAGTCCGCCATCTGCCGCGGCGCCCACGTCGCTTGCCGGCCACAGCAGGGGCACGGCTCCTCCTCCCCGAATCCGCGGTCCTGCCAATCGAGGTACGCCTTGGTCGCTTCGGTCAGGGAGGTGCCCTGCGTGAGAATCGCCTGGGCGATTTCCCGCGGGCGCGGCATACGCTCTTTTTCCCAATGGTCGATCAGGTACTTGGCGCCCTTGGAGGCGCGCTCGGGCGTCACGTCTTTGAGCCGCTCGAGCAGCATCCTCGCCATCCGGTGCCGGCGGTGGACGTTGCCCTCTGCGGTCCCCTGGAGCCAGCCGATATTGAGCTCGGCGGCAATCATCCCCACCACGTCGTCGCAGTCGTTCACGGTGCAGGTATCCCGATACATCACTTCCTCCTCGTTGAGTCGTTGCCGATGGCCTCGCGGATCATCTTCGCCATGCGCCCTTCGGGCTCCTCCGGGAGCGCGCTTGCCTTCGCCACCGTGAGCGGTTTCACCGCTCGTCGGACGAACCCTTGTAGGGCCTTCATGCTCAACTTCTGCCCGGTCGGTGTCTGGAGGAGCAGCTCCCGGCACGCGGTTTCCAACTGGTCCGCCGTACAGGTGTATTCCGCCCCCCTACCCCCCTGCTGCATCATGCGGAGCTCTGCCGCCCAACCGATGGCCTTCGCCTCCCCGAAGTCCCGGCCCGCCTGGTCGAGCAACTGGTTCACCGCCGTTTCACCCGCTGGTGGGGGAGAGTTGTTAACCGCAACCGCAACCGCAACCGCAAGGCCATTTTCGGCCATTGCCTCCGGTATGCCTGTGCCATCCCTGTGCCATCGAGCCTCGGCGCCCTTACGGCCCTTCTCAGACTGCCGGGCGAAGTAGGCATCCCGCTCGGCGCGGTGACCCTCGAGGACCGCGTTGACCCGCCCGCCATCGACCACCGGGAACAGCGGCTCGAGCCTGCGCCATATGGCCGGCCATTCCCTGACCGTTGCCCCAACCAATGCCCGGAGGTCGTCCGGCTCCACCTCGAGCGGCCCGTCCATCCACTGGTGCGCCAGCAGCTCCACGAAGGCGCCTCTCCCGGCCAGGCCCATGCGGCGCACTGACTTGCTGAGGAGCCAATCCTTGACGTAGAGCGGCATCGCCGGGCGCTTCACAGCTCGAGCTCCCGGATGCGTTCCCAGCAAATCTTGTAGAAGTATCTGGGGGCGCCCTTTGCGGCATAGCTATTGGCGCCGCTCCGCTCCCACCACCTGGCCGTTGACTGAATCGCGCCGAATACCTCCTCCAGCCCGATCCGCTCCGCGAAGCGGACCACCGACAGCTTCTCCAGGTAGAGCTCCCCGAAACCCGGCATGGCGTCGTCCCACCACTGCACGACGGTACAAAAGGCGTAATCCTCCGCCTCGCGCCGCGCATCCACGCCGGCCTTCTGCTGCTCGAGGAGCAGCCGGCGCTCGGCTATCTCTTGGAGCCCCTCCCGGACGGCCAGCTCGTCCAGCACCGGCACCACCTTGCCCAGGCCGTTCGCGCCCTTGCCTCGGTTGCACGCGAAACAGGCCGTAACGAGGTTGTCCACCTCGTTCGTGCCGTTCGCGGCCAGCGGGATGATGTGGTCGATTTCGAGCACTACCTCGGGCGGTGTCTGCCCGCAGTACCGGCACACGAAGCGGTCCCGCTTGAACACCTCGAACCGGACCTTCTTCCCCAGCGGCTTCCGCCCTACTGCCTCGTCTCCCATAGTGGGGTTCCCAAAAAACGAGCCCCCGGTGTCTCTCGGGTGACGCCCACCGCGAGGAGCAAGCGGTGGCACCGAAATAGCCGGGGGCTCTCAACTGATTGTGACTGTCCGCGAACCGTCAAATCCGCGTGCGTGAAACATAACACCCCTTACCAGTGCGAGAATCTGCACCCCTTACGCCGGCGGGTGCTTCCGCTGCCTGAACGTCTGCCACAGGAACCAGCAGCAGCCCAGCAGCACGATTCCCGTGCTGACCTCGGGCGACAGGAACGGCTTCCAGCTACGCGGCCCCCAGCCCAGGGCGATCAGCAGCCCGACCGGGATCACCGCCGCGAATACCAACCACAGGTGCTTTCTCATGCGGGCCTCAGATAGGTCGGTTCACACTTGGCGATCACGTTGAGCGAAGCGTTCGTGTAGAACATGGCCGCGATGATCGCCGCCATAGAGTTCGCCGTACTCGGGGCCGTGCGGAGAAGGTTGAGCGTCCAGAGGTACGCGGTGGTCGCCGCCGCCAGCTCCCGCAACGCGGCCTGGCAGTCGGGGTCGCTGGTGCCCCCGGTGCCGGGCTGGGTCATAAACATGATCTTGGGCTCCATCACCTTCATCATGCTGTCCGCCAGGGCCAGCTCGGGCGGGAGCGCCGGCTCGGGCTCCGGTTCCGCGACGGAGGAGCAGCCCACCAGGAACACCAGCGCGAGACACGCAAGAGCTCGGGTCATTTGCCCTCCCATCGTGCGAATGTGGGTACGTCCAGGTCGAGCGCCTCGAGGACCCGGACCCGCTGGACCCGGTTGAAGCGCCCGACAATCACTCCCGCTCCCCGCGTGAGCCACTGGAGGATTTCCGGCGGCTCCCAGCCGGCTTCTTCTCCCGGTCGTTGAGCGGGCGCCCCTGGTCCATCCAGAGCTGGCACTTGTGGCACCACCGGCGCGCCACGAAACCGTCGTGCGTCAGGCTCCGGGGCTGGTAGATCGGCCCGGAGCAGTTGCGGCACCGTTCGGCGGGCACGGGGTTTCCGCGGTCGATCTTGGTCACGGCTCATCCCTCCTCTCCCGGCTCACGCTGGGCGTCCCCGAGCGCGAGCTCACGGTCCAGCGCCAGGTTGTCGATTTCGTCCTGTGCGGCCCGCTGAGGCCCGACCGGCACTTGAGGCTCCTTGGCCCCACCCTTCTTCTTCCGGGCCTCCAGACGGCTCTGGAGGTCGCTGGCCGCGGTCGCCTTGGTGCTCTCCCCCGCGAAAGACCCTTCCAGCTCGAGCCAGGTCGCCGCCCCCTCCTTGAGCGCCGTGTGCCAGCTCCGCAGGAGGGTGAGCTGCGCCGGCGTGATGGTCGCCTCGAGGGTGGTCCCGAGGAGGTCCACAAGCTGCTTCGGCTGCACCCCCAGCGTGAAGAACCGCCGGAACAGGTCCTTCTTCGCCCCCTCCGGGTCCACCCGGTCCCGCGTCTCCATCGTCGCCACGATTTCCCGCTCTGCCTCCTCCTGAATGTCGGAGGGGATGAGGGTCAGGATGATGTTGCGGCGAATCTTGGAAATGCCGGCGTTGGCCTTCACAAAGACTTCATCCTCGCTGGCCTCGAGCAGGTAGACCACCTCGCCGTTGGTGTTCTGGCGCGAGCTGATAACCACCTGGCCGGGGCGGGCCGTCCGCCGCTCGATGAACTTCTCCACGATCAGGTCTTGGGCGCTGGTGCTGTTCGTCTCGAGGTCCACGCCGGCAATCCGGTAGATGCGGCGCTCGGCATCATCGAACACCACCACCACGTCCACCGCGACGTTGCCCCAGAGCCGGGCCGCTTCCTCCGCGAACCGGATGGACAGGCCCTCCACCTTGGTCCGCCCCACCGGCTTCATGTACCGGGCGGTTTCCGCGAAGCCAGGGCGCTTGCACGCCTTGAGGAGCCGGAGCCGGGCCGCTTCCGGGTCGCGGGGCATCCTCAAGGCCATGAGGAACCGGGCTTCAACTTGCGCCCGTTCCCTGGCGGCCACCGCGGAGCTCGAGGTTTCGGCCACTGCGTTCTTCTCCGCCGGTACCAGGGCGGTCCCTTCTGCCGGGCTAGTCATTGGGCATTCCCTTGATGGTGGGCCGGAACACGCGAGGACCCGGCTTGATGGTGGTGTGCTGCTTGATGAGTGCCGGTGCCGGCTTGAGCTCGAGGGCCAAGCCCTTCCAGTCCACGACCTCGGAATCCTTGTTGTTGCGCCAGGTGATCGAGAGGCCCACCTCGGGCAGCTTCACGCCCTCGCGGTCCCCGAGCCACGCCTTCACCTGCGCGGCGCGGAGGTCCACCTCGTCCCCGCACTGCTTGAGCACCCGCTTCGCCGCCACGAACCGATGGAGGAGGTCCTCCTCGTCCTCGGTGAGCGTCTCCACCATCGCGCCCGTCTGCTTCGGGAACAGCCGCTCGAGGGTCCGTTCGCGGTTGTCCATCGCCAGCGGCGGGGGCTCCACCCGCGCCACCACGTTGCCGAACCAAAACGCCCGCACTTCCTCGTAGATGCTGTCGATGAGCTTGTTGTTCCGCCACACGGTAAACTCGCGGTAGTCGCTGCCGTCGATCAGCACCGCCACGTCACACCGATCCGTCTCGGTCACGAACATCTGCCACTGCGCCTGGCACATCACATCGTCCGGCACAATGTCGGTGCCCTGCTCCGACGCCTTGCCGAACTCGCCGGCGGTGCGCCAGACCCGGCTCTTGCACTCGAGCGGGTAGAAGGTCCCGCCGTCCTTTGGCAACACCTTCCGGTCGAGGGTTGCCAGCGCCCAGGGGAGCGCCGGGTGGGGCACGGTATCGACCGCCACCAGCTTCACGTCCGGGTGCCGCTTCTGATACGCGGCCACGATCACGGGCTCGAGCTGGTGCCCGAACCACGCTGGCCCAATCGCGTCCGGGTCCTCCGGCGCGCCCTGCCCAATCTTGTCCAGGTAGACCATCAAGGGGGTCTGCCAATGGGAGAGGCCCAGCACCGCAGCCACTTCCGAGGCGCCGACCCCCTTCCGGCGGAGGGCCTTCTGTTCCTGCGTCAGCATTCGAGACTCCTTCGTGAGGGTTAGATGCTCTCCGCGGCCCGCTGGGCTTCCTTCGAGAGGAGCCGAAGTGCCCCGCTCTTGGTCACGCCAGGCCGGAGCTTGGCCGCGGCGGCAACCAGCGCACCCACGCCGGCCAGGTGGAGGAGCTGGGAGGCATCCATGCCGGTCGCTAGACACATCTGGCGCACCTGGGTGGACTGCTCCGGGGTGATGGCCGCGGAAATGCGGGCACTTCGCTTAACGGGCTCGGCTGCTACGGTCGCCATTGAGGGGCTCCTGTCGCTTGAGGGATACGGGGTAAACGTGGGGAGTAGTTTACGGGACCGCGGGGGGAAACGCAAGACGCCCCCCGGTCGCGTTGACGGGGGGCGCCTGGGGCGGACAAGGACAACAGGCTGGTTAGTATCTCCAGAGGATAACCCAACCCTTTCGGCCCGCCTTCCCTGCAATCTACTTCTTCCGGCTCTTGCCAGCCTTGTTCAGCGCGACCGCGATGGCCTGCTTCCGCGGCTTCCCGGCCTTGAGCTCGGTCTTGATGTTGCTCGACACCACCTTCTGGCTCGAGCCCTTCTTGAGCGGCATCGTGTCCTCCTACTTCTTCTTCTTCGACTCGCCGGGCTGATGCGTCGGGAAGTCGGCGTCGATGATCGGGACCTCGCTCGGTGGCCGATTGTCGATGTACGGCGGATCGCCGCCACCCACGCTCGGCACCTTCGCCCACATCCAGCCGTAGCCTGGGACGAAGCAGAACACCCAGCCGCTCCCCTCGGGATCGCTGGCCGGAAGCTGACCGCCCTGCCCGCCCGTGGGCGGCTCGGTGCCCGGCTCAACCGGCTCCGGGGGCTTCGGACCACCAGCCCATGGTGGACGCGGAGCTCCGGGCGGGAAGAAGATCGGGAGCCACAGGATCGGACCACCCGGCGCGATGGGGAAGGCGACGTGTGGCGGATCGGGGTCGATGGGTGGCTCGGTGCCCGGCCCGATAGGACCACCCGCCCAGGGTGGACGCGGCGCGCCCGGCGGGAAAAAGATCGGGAGCGACGGCTCCGGTGGCGTGCTCGGCAATCCCTGATCGGGATACACGGGCTCGCCGCCGCCGGTCGGCGGGAGCGGCGCCCCGCCCGCCCAGGGCGGACGCTGGGAGCCGGGGGGCCAGAAGATCGGGAGCGAAAGCCCCGGCCCGGAGTCCGGCAGCGTGTGGTCGGGATACACGGGGTCGCCGCCGCCGCCACCACCACCGCCCGGCGGGGCGCCAAGCGGCGTAATCAGCGCCAGAAATGGCTTCTTGGACATAGCGTGTTCTCCATCGGTGAGGGTTGGAAACGGTCCCACAGTTACCCGGCCAGGAGGACGACCTTCATCATCTGTTCGTCGCCATGCTTTTTTCTCCGGGTCAGCCGGGCCAAGTCACGCACATGCGAGGCGAGCTTCTGCTCGTTGAACGCGAGAACGCGCCGGATGTTGCGCTGGGCGCGGTCCCACCACACCCGCTTCAAGGTCGCGGGGTCGTACTCGAGCTCATCAAGATACGCCCCCAACACCTGGGCGCGCTCGAAGCTGGGAGCCGCCGTATACGTCCGGGGAGGCCGGCCCTTCTTCTTCCGCCGCATCGTCAGCTCGGGGCGGTGCCCGGCGTCGTCGGCTGGTACGGGGGCTCGCACAGCATCGGCGTGATCGTGCCCGGCGTGGGCGCGCCCTCGGTGCGGTAGTTGATGCAAATGGTCTTTGCCAGCGCCCGCGCATTCGGGCTGTTGCCGACTCCGGGGTACTTGAGCTGGGTCTGATTGAGGCAGTATACCGAATCCGCCGGCGCCCCGAAGTATCCCAGGGGGTAGCGGCTGTTGTCGGTGAAGTGCCCAATCGAGCAGAACTGCATCTGCGCGTGCTGGGTGTAGTTGACGTGTACGCTGTCCTTGTACCCCTGCGAGCAGCCCGTGCAGGCGGCGTCCCAGGCGGACCACTGCGCCGCGGAAATGGTCGTCCACACGTTGGCGGTTTCTGGCAGCATTTCCCACTCGCGGAGCCCCACGATGGTCATGGACGAATCGACAGTCGGGATACCAGGGGGGCCGGGGATACGGGTGACCGCCCAGGACGCCACACTGCACTTGTTGGTGTAGGTCGTGGTGCCCTTCCTCGAGCACACGGTCACCGTGAAGTTCACGTCCGGCTGCGTGGTGTTCACCGCTCGAAGCAGGAACACCGTCCCGGTCTGGATGAAGCCGTTCGGCAGGTTGAGCCAGCCGGTGCTCGGCGTGGCGTTGACCGTGACCGCGTACCCGGTCGCCCGCGGGCCGGCGCCCCATGTGATGTTGTACGCCAGCGTATCCCCAGGGAGCTCCATGTTGTAGCCCGGTGCCGGCGTGATAGTGATAACGCCAGGGGTGCCGCTCTGCTGCCCGTTCGCATCCGGCAGCACGGCCTCCATCACCGTCATGGTCACGGCGCCGTTCATGGGCGGCAGGGCCGGCGCGTCCGGGCGCCGGAGCGCCTTGGCGCCGGTCGCTGCGGCCAGCAGCACGAAAGTCAGGATCGCAAGACGACGCATAGGACCTCCCCCTCAGAATATTTTGATCTTCGCCAGCCGAACCCCGATGGTGACCCCGAACCCACTGACCAGCCGCTTCTCATCGAAACTGTAGAACACACCCGGCCCCAGGGCGACGGCGATGGTGAACTGCGGAGCCTTATGGTTGAGGCTGTCCCGGAGCGCCTGGTAGTCCGCCCGCGTGTTGGTGAGCTGCACGACCAGGCTATCACGCATCCGAAAATATTCCGTCACGCTGATGCAACAGCCCTCCGCCGTGGGGGCGAGGACCGGCACCTGGGCCACCACCGGGGCCGCGGCGAGGAGGAGCAGGGCCACCAGGGCCAGCTCGAGCGTCACTCTGCCGTGGTCCGGTCGATGTAGCGTTCCTGTGCTCGGCGTGCGCGGTTCTCGTACTCGTCGTAGAGGTCCTCATCCCGCTCCGGGCGCTGGCTCTTGCGGAGCCCCTGCCGGAGCCGCTGCTTCGCGTCCATCAACGCCTGCTCGAGCTCGTACTGCGCCCGCTGCTGGTACTGGCCGGGCCGAACATAACGGGGGCGGAGGCCGACCAGGCCGGCGGCATCGTTCGCCACCGCGGCACGGTCCCCACTCTGAATGTCCTCCGTCAGCCGGCGCCGATGGAAGCCGAGGGCCGGCGGGAGCAGCAGGTCCGCGGCACCCTCCGCCACCACCTCACCAAACTCCCCCGGCGTAGCCGAGCGCGGCACCAACTTCTGCCCGGTGTACGGGTCGGTGTTCGCCAGCCGGGCGCCAATGTCGGTGAGCGGCCCGCTGGGCGAGAGGAGCCGCGGCCAGTTATCGAACGCCACGGAAGTCGCGGACCCTGGGGGCGAGGCGTCCGTCAGGCCCGAGAGCGGCGTCCAGCGCGCAATGTCGAACGCGCCCTTCGCCCCGCTCGGTCCCTCGAACGGCACCTGTGTCAGCCCTGGGAGCGCCGTCCCGGCCCAACCGCGCCGCTGGTCCGGCGGGAGGTCGAGCTGGTCGATGGGTCCCACCTTCTCCTGGCTGTGCTTGTCGAGCGCGGTCCATGCCGCCACCAGGCCGAGGTAGCGCCACGGGTGTTCAATGACGTGCCGGGCGAAGGTCGGGATCGCCTTGGCCGGGTACAGGATGAACGGCGCGATGGACCCGCCCAGGAGCCGGATGGCCGGCGAGCGGGTGCGGAAGTCGATGAGGTCCTTCCGGGAGGCTTCCACCGCCTCGTCCATCGACATGCCCAGGCCCCCGCGAGACACCGGTGTCGAGGCGTGCTGCGCGTAGGCGACCCGGAAGATGTTGTCCTCGTTGTTGTAGAGCCGGGCCAGCGGGCCGCGAATCTTCTCCCCCAGCGCCTTGATGCGGTCCCAGGTCGTTTCCTTGAGCCCGAGCTCCTCGAGCACGTCCGTCGCCTGCTTCTTCCCGGTCTTGAGCTGGCGGAGGAGCTCCTTCCGGGTGGCGCGCACCGTGCCGGCAGCGCCCTCGGTGTTGGCGGTGACCACGTTCACGTCCAGGACGCCGGCCTCCGCGAGCGCCTGGGTCGCCGGCCCGTAGCTCGCCATGTCCTTCGCGGCGCCCCGGAGGAGTACCGGCTGCTTCCACGCCGGCACGCCCGCCATGTGCAGCATCGTGACGTTGCTCATCACGTTGCCGACGTGGGTGCCGGGGTTGAAGATCGTGGTCTTGGCCTTCCAGAACCGCATGAACGGCCCGGTAAACCGGAGGTCTGGGAGCCCGTTCAGGCTGTTGGCAACCTCCTTGGTCACCACCATCCCGCGGAGCACGCCCATCCCCTTCCCGTCCGGCATCGACACGTAGTCGCCCTGGCCGGTGCTGAACTGCCGGGTGATGGCGTCCATGTCGCTCTTGGACTGCTGCATCATGCCCTCGGCAATCTGCTGGCCGGCCACGTCCTTCACCGCCTTCGCCTGCTGCCACATCGAGCGCGCCGCGAGGAAGTCATCGAGGGCCATCTTGAAGTCAGGATGCACCACGCCCGGAATCGAGCGGAGGCTCTGGAACAGCTTCGCCGCCGCTACGTCCGCGTAGCCCTTCTCGAGCCCGCGGAGCCGCGCACTGGACTCCCGGATTTCTCCGAGCTCCGAGCGGGTCACCATGCTCTCGAGGTCGCTGCCCAGGGTGCGCCGCTTCTGATCCTGGATGCGGACCTTCCGCGGCTGGCCCGGCGCCACCTTCTGGCCCAGCGCGTCCAGGGCCTCGAACTCGGCGTAGAGCCGCGGCCCGGCGTAGGTCCCCCGGTGCGCGTCTACCGCGTGCTGGGGGAGCACCTCCGACTGCACCTTGAGGTCCCCGATCTGCTCCCACTCCGCGGCGATGCCGGCGGCAACGTCCAGCGTTGCCTGCATGTCCGCCGGGTTGAGCTGCCCGCCCTCCCCGTGGTCCTCGAGCTCGATGAGGTCGGACACCACCCGGTCGCCCACCGGCCCGAGCGCCTGGGCCTTCTTCTCCCACTGGCCCCGGATGGCCTTGCCCTTCGAGCGGAGCAGCTCGAACGCCTTGATGGCCTCCTTCACCTCGGGCGAGAGGAGCGCCTCGGGGTGGAGGAACCGGAGCGTGGCCTTGCCGGCGTCGTGCCGCATCATGGACCGCACCATCGTCCGGCCCGCCGCCCCGCCGGCAGCACTGATGCGCTTCATGCCGATCCCGTGGAGCGCGGCCAGGGCCACCGTGAAGTGCCCGATCTTCTGGATGTTCGGGTCGTCGCTGTCGGAGAGGAGCGCGCCCGTCGTCGCCAGCACCGCGGTCGAGGGAAGCCGGTGGCTGGCGATCCCCTGGAGCACCTGGGGAATCGGGTTCGCAAACAGCGTGAGCGTGCCGTCGTCCTTCGGCGTCTCGCGCTTCTCCTCCCCGCGGAGCTCCTCGAGCCGGTGCCCGAGCTCGCTGGTGCCGATCTTCTCCCCGCGGGCGAGGAGCGCCTGGGCGTCCTTGTATACCTGGGTCGCCCGCCCGTTCTTGGCGAGGAACGCCTGCTTCGGGTCGTTCACGATGAGGTTGGCCCGGCGGAGCGCGTCCTTCATGCCCTGCGGTCCCCGCACCGGGCTGGTGTCCATCTTGAGCGCCTGTTGGGCCTCCCGCTCCACGTCCCGCGCCGCCTTCTCCTCCGGGAACAGCTCATACCGCGGCGCCCTGGGCGTCGGGCGCTCGTGGTCGAGCGAGGCGGCAATCTCCTCCGCACCGCCCTTCGTCAGCAGGCCCGAGCGTACCGTCTGGCCGTCCGGCTGCTTCACCCCCCAGGAGGCGGGACCCTCCTGCACGACGGTGTGCGTCGGCTTCGCCGTCTCGGCCTTCGCGCTCCGCAGGAGCGCCGGCATGGACGCCTCGGCCTCGGCCTCCTCCCACGCCGCGAGCGCCTCGTCCCGCGCCTGGCGAGCGGCCAGGAACTCCTCGTCGCCAATCTCCTGGTCGTGGTACTTGACCCGCGCCTCCTCGTACTCCGCGGCGCGTGCCTTGTAGACCGCATCCGTCTCCTCCAGGCGCGAGAGCGCCGGCCCCTCGGGCGCGGCCATGTCCTCGAGGCCGAGCATCCCCTTCGGCGCCGGCGCGGGCGGGCGCTGGCGGAGCCACTCGGTATGGCTGGGGGTGATGCCCTGTGCTTCCGGCCCCTGTGCGAACAGGTCCGGCCCGGCCTCCGGCTTCACGCCCGGCTTCCAGCCCTGGATTGCTTCGCGGAGCTCCGGGTGCGCGCCGAGCATGTGGTCGATCTTGCGCGGCAGGGTGCTCATGGAGGCGTTGTTGGCCTTCACCCACGCCTTCATGGCCTTGGCGTAGCCCGGCGAGTCCCGCCCAGGGTCGCTCGACGGGAGCACGTCCGAAATAGCCCTGGCGTCCGCGAGCTGCTGCATCGTGTCGAGGAGGTCCTCCTTCTCGAAGAACCGGAGCGTGCCGCCATCGTCGGCGTAGACGTAGCGCCCGGTCGTGGGTCCCTCCTCGTTGAACGCCATGATCGCCGCCCGATACCGCTCCTGCGCTGGCAAGAAGCGCGGAGAGGCGCCGCCGTACTGCTCGTTGTACTTGAGGTCCATGTCCGCCCGGGCATCGCGGAGCTCGGCACTGCGGTCGTGCCCACGCGCCTCGCGCTCCGCCTGGCTCAACTTGAGCTGCTCGCGCCGGACCTGGGCGTGTGCCTCCGCACCTTCCGGCGTGTCCCACGCCGGGCTGTCCCAGCGTTGCGCCTTGTCCCGCATCGCCCGCACCCGCTCCCACCCGTCGCCGCTCTGGAGCATCTTCTCGCGCTCCACCTCGAACGGGAGGAGCTCGTAGTCGTCCGGCTCGTTCACCGGGTCGTAGCCGGTTGCGTCCTCGTCCACCTCGTAGCGCGAGCGCGGCTGCTCGGGCGCCTCATCGAACAGGCTCAGGGCGCCGGGCTCGGGAACCTCGAAGCCCTGGGCGCGCAGGCGATCCGCGTGCGGCACCGGCTCCTGCGGGTGCTTCTCCCGGAACTCCCGGACGAGCTGCTTGATGTGGTGCCGGGCACTGCGGGTCCGCTGGGGGAGCACCTGGCGGAGGTAATCCGTCTCCCCCTCGTCGGCTTCCCTGGCGGGCCGACTGTACTCCGGGTCGTCCGGGTCGTCGTATGCCTCGTAGGTAACGCGCCCGGTGCGGTCGAGCTCGTCCGCCTGCTTGAGGTGGTGCTCCAGGCCGCTGAGGTTGTTGCCGATGTAGTAGCTGAACCCCTCGGGCGAGTCATGCACCCTGGGCTGGCCCATCCTGTCCTGGATTTCCTCCCAGGTCGGCTCGTCGCCGCCATCCGACTCGCCGCCCTCCTGGAGCTCCGGCTGCTCCCGCGGCCCCTTCCTGGGTTGGTCCCCAATGGCACCCGTTACATCGGTTACATCCGGGCTGAATGTCCCCCGGTTCCCGGTGGCGCTCTTGATCTGCTCCGGCTTGAACGCGACGTAGTGCGTTGTGGTCGGCTCGAGGCCCTGCATCCCGCCAACACCCTTGAACAGGCCCCGCTTCGGCGGGCCGAACTTGTCGTAGACGGTGCGGTCGATCACGCCATCGAACCCAACGTGCTCGAGCGCGAGGCGCACCAGCTCCGAGCTCGCAATGGCCCCGTTGTCGTCCGTCGCGTCCAGCAGCTCATCGGAGTTTTGGACGATCTTCTGTGCTTCGCGCACCGTGAGGCCGTCGCCGCCCGCCGCTTCCCCGTACAGGCGCTCGACCACACTCAGCATGTCCCCGTGCTGGACGCCGAACCGCTCGGCGTTGTCCTGGAGGCTCTCGATGAACCCGATCAGGCTCCCGGTCGGCTCCTCGCCGTCCCACTCCCCCTCCGCATCGAAGTGCTCCTCGAGGGTGAGGCGCGTCTCGTCCGCCCCGCCCACGATGGCCGGGTTCTCGAGGTTGATGTACGCCGGCATCGCCGCGCCCTCATGCGGGCCAACAAGCTGCTTCCGCGCCCGGCTCCGCGCCTCCTCGGCGGTCATCGTCTCGTCCCACTGGAGCTGCTCGGCGGTCATCTCGATGCGCTGGGTCAGGTCCGGCCCCACGCGAGCGTAATTCGCCATCATGTCCAGGGGAGCATCGGTGAAATAGATGCCCTGCCCCCAGTTGTTCTCGATGTTCGCCCTGGTGGGATCGAAGGCGTTGAAGTCGTGGGTGGTCCCGTGGAACACCACCTTCGGCACCTTGCTGTTTCCCATGAAGCGGGTCAGGTTCGCCGCCGCCTCGGGGTGGCCGGCCCGCTCCAGCCCCGCCGCGTGGTCCTGCCAGCTCCGGCCCGGCAGCGGCACCCGGCGCTCGCCCATCGCCCCGCGCTCGAGGCCCTCGAGCCCCAGGATGCCGCGCCCCGTGCCCTTCCCGCCGGCGGTCAGGCCCAGCCCGCCGCCCAGCGTCAGGCCCGCCAGCCCAGCCAGGAGCCCGTTCCGCAGCCGTTCCTCGGGCGTGTCGCCCACCTGGCTCCCCGCCGCGAAGCCGGCGCCACCGCCCAGCACCATGCCGGCCATCCCGCCCACGCCCGAGGCGCCCCGCACGTCCGGCACCCCTGGGTTGAACGTCCCGCGGTTGCCGGTCGCAGACTTCAGGTCCCCCGGCTCGAACACCGCGTAGCTGAAGTTTTGGTCGCCCGCCCCTTCTTGCAGGAGAGACTTGCCGGGGTAAGCCGCCTCCATGAACTCCTGGCGGGTCATTTCCGGCTGACCCGTCTTTCGCTTGTATTCGTTGTTGGCCCGCCACTCCTGGCTGGCGCCCCCCTCGAAGGCGTTCCGGTACTTGACGCCGGAATAGCCGTTCTCCTTGAGCGTCCAGCGGAGCACGCGGAATTGCTGCGACCGCCCGCCGGTCTGGACGATCCGCTGGTACTGCTCGGTGGTGATGGTCTTGTCGGCCAGGAGCTCCGAGGCGACCCGATCGGCCTCCCAGCTGCCGAAGTCCGTTACCTCGGCGTACTTGCCGCGGACCCAGAGCGGCATCAGCTGCCCGCCCGCGGCATGGTTCGCCGGGTCCGCCGTGTGGAGAATGGCGAGCCGGTCGTTCGCCTGGTCGGCGTTGCCGGTATGGTGCCCAACGTCATCCTGGTGGTAGATGAAGTCGTCAAAACTGTAGACGGTCCCGTGAAACACCGGGGTGTCGCGCTCGCTGCCCTCCATGAACGACGCCAGGGCGTCCGCCGCCTCGTGCTCCCCGTCCGCTCGAAGCGCCGTCACCTCCTCTTGCCAGGTCCGCTCGGGCAGCGGCTTGTCCCGCACCCCGATGTAGCCGGCCCGGCCCAGGCCCTTGCCCTCCTCCGGGGGCCGACCGAACGCCCGCGCTACAAGCTGCTCCGGCGTCTCCGGTGGCGTGCCGAAAATGTCGTCGGCCCCGCCATGCGCGGTCGCCTCCTTGGCCCCGTTCGCATACCGCTGGAACGCCTCCGTCACCTTCGCCTTGGGGTTCGCCTCGAGGTAGTCCGCCAGCCCCCGGCCCGCCATCACCAGCGGGTCGTCCCCGAACATGGAAGCCTGGGCGCGGAGGTCTGCGAGCGAGCTGATGCCGGCCCCCGCCTCGCTCACGTTGGCGAGCTCGCGGAGCGCCGACTGCAAGGGCTCCTGGAGGGAGTAGCCCTCAATCGCGTTGGCGCGGACAATGGCCGGCACCGCGGTGTCGAGCTTCTGCTTGATCTTGCCGGGGATGCGCTCGAGCACGTCCGGGTCGCCCACCGCCGCGGCGTACATGGTCCGCTCGAGCAGTTGCTTCGCTTCCGGCGTGAGCTTCCCGTCCTGCACCAGCCGGCCCAGCTCGGCCCGGCTTACGACGCCATCGCGCACCAGGGCGTCGAGGAACTGCTTCCCGCGGGGGCCATCGAGGTAGGCGCGAAGTGTCTCGTCGCCCATCGTCTCGGAGAAAAAGCTGATGGCGTCCTCGGCCCGCATCAGCTTGGTGGCGCGGGTCATGCCCTCGTCAATCGCAGACTTGGCCTTGCCCGTCGCTACATCGCTGGCCGCGTTGAACGCCTGCATGGCCTCGGGGTTGGTCGGGTCCACATGCTCCGCCGACACCTCCCGCACCAGCACCGGGTTCTCGAACTGGTCGAGCGCGTCCTCGGGCAGGCCCAGCGACTCCAGCCGCTCCCGCAACGCATCCACATACATCTCGAAGCGGTTGCCGGGCTCGGCAATGTCCACCGCCGCGGCCCGCTGGAGCGTCATGGTGCGCTGGTTCCCGGACAGCACGGTGCCGCCCCCGGTGACGATGGGCGTGCCCTCGGCGGTGCCGGTGTCGTTGAGGAGGAGGTCCGCGTCGAGCTTGGTCGCCGCCTCGACCACGTTCTCCTGGGCGGCGCGGTCGGCGTGGTACCGCCGGCCCTGGACCCCCTTGGGATACACGGGGTTGGGCTCGAAGGTCTGGGCGTTGTGGGACGGCTGGAGGTCCCCCGCTTCCACGATGCGGAAGGTCACCGGGTACTTGGTGCCGTCCGCCAGCGTGACGCGAGATTCGGGTCCTTCTACTCCCCTGATTCGGGGGCGGGGCGCTTGCGGCGCCGCGGGCTCGGGGGCGGCGGGGGCGGGAAGCCCCGTTGCGTCTGCGCCGCCTTCTCCCACACCTCCAGCGCCAGCTCCTCCGAGTCCTTCGTCCAGGGTCCCACCCCCGGCCCGTAGTTCCGCGGCTTCTCCCCCGGTGGGGGCGTAGCGCCCGGTCCCTTCGATGACATTGGGCTTCGATCCTCTCGGTACCATGTTGTCCAGGTGCCGCGTCCCGGAGAGCTCCGGGAGCCGCTTGACGCGCCCGTGTACCTCCCGCGGCGCATCCCCGACCACATTCACAACGTAGTGGGGGTCTACGAACCGCGCAAGTTTACCAGTGCGGTCGCGGAACCGCGCCACCGCCCGTTTACCCGCTTCCGCCTTTGGTATATCGACGTGGTGCAGGAATACCTCGTATCCCCGCTGCTTCGCCCGCTGGATGATGCCCTCGAGCACCGCCTGGTTGGTGCCCACGGTCGGCATGATTAGGTCGCGGCCCTCGGCCTGGCCCCGGTCCATCAGCTCCCGCCAGTGCGCCTGCGACTCTTTGTGGACGAGGTTGGCCCCGCGGCCTTCATCGAACCCCTCGATCAGCTTCTTCCCTTCGTCCGTGTCCACCAGGGTCGCGCCCAACATCCCCTCGTCCTGGATGAGGCCCTTCACAATGGTGCTCTTGCCGCTGCCGGGTGAGCCCGTCAGGATGTGGAGCTCCGGCACTTCGCCGGCCCGGTGCGGGGCCTCGGCCCGGCCCGGAATGTCGCCCAGCTCACCCCCGAACTCCGCCTCGCCCCGGTTGTCGAGCAGCGTTTCCACGTTCGCCTGGCGCTTCTCGAGGCCCTCCGGGGTCTGGCTGTAGTCCACCGGCACCTGGTCCTTCTGGCGCATCCGGGCATCGAGAATGTCGTCGTCGTCAAAGTCCGTCAGGCGCGGCTCGCTCTGCACCCGCGTGCGGAGGTCCTCCCGCTCGATGGGCGTCATGTGGGCGTCCCAGGCGGGCGGCTCCGCCTCGGCAGCTCCACCCGCGTCTGCCGGCGGCTCGCCGGGTGGTTCTGCCGGGAGCACCTCGTCCGCCTTGGCGAAAATGCTCTCGTAGTTGCGCTGGAAGGGGGTCGCCGCCCCCTCGACCGGTGCCACTCCGCCGGCTTCGTGGAAGCCCCGGATGGCGTTGGCGAGCGCCTCCCTGGCCTGCTCCGCCTCCGCGGCCTTGGCGGCTTCCTCCGCCGCGTTCCCGCGCCGGGCCGCGGCGCCCCGCTGGCCCTCGAGGAGCTCCTCGTCCGCCCCGCGGAGGAGCGAACCCATCGGGCTCGGGGGCTCGTTCTGGACCGCGGCCTGGGCGGCTTCCTGCGCCTGCCGGGCCGCGAGCTCCTCGGCCCGCTTCCGGTTGAGCATTTCCTCGAGCGCGTTGGACAGGTCGCTCCGGCCCTGCATCACCGCCGACTCCTGCACCTTCATGCTGGCTTCGATGCGGCCCAGGTCGTCCAGGCTCTCGCCCACCCGGCGCATATCCCCGTAGTCGCGGGCGTTCCGGGCCTTCCTGCCGGTAATGTCCGCCGCGGCGTGGAGGCCGTACTCCGCCGCCACGTTGGCGAGGACGTTGACGCCGGCGGAGGCGGCGCGCCCGCCCACCTCCCCGAACCGCTCGACAAACGACGGGTACGGGTCGGCCACCCCGAAGGCCACGTCCGCGGGCGCCACCACCAGCGCGTTCGCGGTGGCCGTCCCGAGCGGCCCCTGTGCCGCCAGCCGGGCCAGGAAGGACCCCTCCCCCATGAGCCCGCGGGTGGCCCGCCCCACCATGCCGTACTCCGCGGCCACGGTGGCGAACCCGCCCAGCACCTCGCCCGCCTTGCCGGCGGGACCCTCGGGCTGGAACACACCCTCCACCACCTTCTCTTGCCCGGCCAGGCTCTCCTCGGTCGGCGCGACCTCCTCAAGCGCCTTGCCCACCGCCGGCAGCGTCCGCCCTGGCCGCAAGCGGTAGTCTCCGAACCCGAACTCGAGCCCATCGGGCTGCGCTTCCGTCGCCTTGGCCGCGTCCGTGATCCGCCGCAGCATCCCCTGCACCTCGACGGGCGCCCCGAACCAGGCTTTGGCACCGCCGCGCACCGCGTTCTCGTTCTGCGTTGCCACCTCGCTCGCCATCGCACTGAGCGTCCCGAGGGTCCCCGGCTTGTCGGTCGGGATGCGTTCGGACAGGCGCGGCGTGCCCTGGATGGCGCGCTGAATCGGGGAATGGTCCTGAACCGGCTGGCCCAGGTTGAGGTTGACTCGCGCCCGCTCCGGGCGCGTCTCCACCGGCTCGAAGGTGGCCTGGGCGACGTTGCCCTCCGCCTCGAACGCATCAACGTCGAACGGCTCCTCCTCGACCGCCACCGGCTGCTGCCCGGCCTCGGCCTCGAAGGCGTCCACGTCGAACGGCTCCTCCGCCACGACGGGCTGAGGGGGCTTCTTCTTCTTGGGGTCGTCCGGCCCCTGGAGTGGGCTCACTTGACCGCGTATCCCTCGGTGCGGAGCTGGCTCTTGATCTGCTCGCCGCGGAACCCGGCCTTACGGAGCTCCTCGGCGCGCTGACGCGGCGGCTTGCGCGTCCCGTCCGCCCCGAGCGGACCCTTGGTCGGCTGCGGGGTGGCCTGCGGGCCGTACAGTTGCGGCCTCCCCGTGAGCTCTGACTTCGGCGCGAACCGGCCCGGCTGCTCGGGCGCTTGGGCCGCGGGCGACCCACCCCCGAACAGCGGCTCGTACTGCCGCCCCGCCCGGCGCTGCCGCACCGCACCACGGATCGAGTCAGCCTGCTCCATCTTCGTCGTGTCCGCCGCCGTCCGCGGGCGGTTCATAATCGGGTCCGGCTTCCAGGTTTCGTCCGCCGTCTTGAGGTCGGTTTGGTCCCGCTGCTCCTGAATCTGGAGGTCCTGCCGGCGGAGCTGCGCCTCCTGGTACTTCGTCATGCCGGTCGCCGGGTTGACCGCGTTGCCCGCGTTCGGCCCATGCGTGTCCCGCCAGTTGGCGCCCGACTGCTCCTGGAGCTCACGGGCGAGCACCGTCGCCTTGTACCGCTTGATGTCGCGCTCCTCGCCCTCCGCCGCGAGCGGCCCGATCTTCTCCGCGCCCACTCCGCCCTGCACCACCAGGTCCGCGTCCGCCTCCGAGTAGCCGCGAGCGATGAGTGCGGCCCGCTGCCGGGCCTGCTCCTGCTGCCGCTGGGCGAGGGAGCGGTCGGCCAAGTCTTGCTGCTGGACGCGGCTCACGTCCCTCGAGGGGTCGTAGGCGTAGCCGCCGCCCACCGTGAAGGCCCCCTTGTTTCGCGTGAAATTGGTCACGTCCTGCGGACCACCGCCCCACCCCTGCCCGGTCGCCGCCGCCAGGTCGGGCAGGGTGACGTTGCGGCCACCCACCTTCACGGGCGTGCGCGTGCCGGACTCCTCCTCCGGCACGATGCCCTGCGTGCCGAGCCGGGCCTGCTGTTGGCGCTGGGCCTGCTGCCAGCGGGCCTCCTCGAGCGCGTTCTGCGCCTTTTGGAGCTCGAGGTTGTCGGCCTGGCCCTTCTTGGCGAGCTCGAGGCGCTCCTGCTCCCGCTCCCCGCCCTTCTTGAGCCGGCGGGCGGTCGCGTAGTTGAGCACCCCCTCGCCCAGGTCCCCCACGAACTCCCCGAACGGGTCGTCGCGCTCCGGCAGGACGGTCGGACTGAATCGGCCCATGTTCGTGTCCCCTTAGATGCCCGGCTTGAGGATGCTGCCCGCCACGCCCGCGCCCGTCTTGAAAATGTCCCCCAGGGTCCCGAGGAACCCCTTCTTCTTGTTGGCCTTCGCCTCCGCGGTCGCCCGGTCGGCGTTGCCGGTCAGGAGGTCGAGGTAGGTGTTCCGGCGCTCCTGGCCGTAGCCCAGGAGGTCCTGGTTCTTCTGCTGGAGCATCCCGGCGGTCTGGAGCCCCGCCTGCTGCACGCCACGGGCGTAGTCCCCGTAGACATTCCGCACCACGTCGCCCTGGTCGAGGTCGAAGTAGCCGGTGTTGAGCCGCCCGTTCCCCGCGGCCTTGCCGGCGAGGTCCCCGAGCTGGATGCCGATTTGATCCTTCGCGCCCGCCAGCCCCGCCGCGGCGAAGTCCTGGAACTGCTTGCTGGGGTCCCACCCCTTGTAGCCCTCGTAGGCGCCCCGCTCGACGTTGCCGCCGCCCAAGCGGGTCGCCTCGCTCTGGAGCTGCCGGCTGATGGCGTCCTGGTCGAATACGTTCTTTTTCTTGCCCATGACCGTTACTCCGTGTAAAAGAGCGCCACCTGCATGTTGCCCGCGGTGCCGTCGCTGCTGATTTGCGCGTCGATGAACGTCTGGTCCCTCACGAATCCCGCCGGCGCCGCGGAGGTAATCGTCACCGAGAGCCCGCGAGTGAAGTTGTTCACGTCGGACATAACCTGCGCCGTCACCCCGGTGAACAGTTGGCACCGCACCTGACTCAGCTTCATGCGGCCACCGTCTCCTGACTCTCCTGCACCTTGTCCGTCTCGATCTCGATGCTTTCGATGATGAGGTCCCCACCGCCTACGCCGGCCACATAAAAGAGGCCCTCGAGCACCTGCACCTCGACCTTCACCTGAATGCGGCGCCCGCGAGCAAAGAATCGGGCGAGCTCCACGCTCGGGTCGATGCTGTCGTAGAGCACGTCGTTGATCGGCACTTCCCGCGTTTCGATGGCCCGCGTCACCAGGCTCGGGAGGTCCCAGGTCGTCACCGGCTTCGCCACCATATCGACAAAGGGCGTGATCTTGAGCCGGCACCCCATCGTGTGCGTCACCGTGATCCACAGCCCGCAGAACACCGACTCCCCGCCCTCGCCATCCGGGGTTACCGGGTCAGTCGTCGCAATCACCTCGAAGCGCACCTCGTTGTCCGTGATGCCGGAGTCCACCAGGCACAGCGCGTTGCCCAGCCCTTGGCCGACAAACAGCGCCAGCTCGGTCGCGCTCATACCGGGTTGATCGTGACGGGGTTCGTGGCGCAGCCCTCGGGAACCGTCTTGGTGCCATCGGACAGGCGGTGCCGGAGCCAGAACCACCGCTGACTCCGCGGCGAGGTCACCAGGTACGGTCCCAGCGCATTCGGGGCCGTCGCGACCACGCTTGTTGGCCCGCTGTAGCCGGCCACCGCGGAACCGAGCGGCGGGATCGCGCTCGTCGTGGCGACAATCTCGGACGTGCTCCCCGCGTCAAACACGGTGCGCGTCCAGGAGAAGCCATAGCTGGTGTAAAACTTCCCACCGCTCTCCGTGCCCACCGGCGAGCCCGCCCGCACGAACGAGCCTGGGGGCGGCGGGACCGGCGCCGCATCCGTCGCCTGCGTGACCCGCGACAGCGGGGCCGGCACGTTCGGCCAATCAAGCGGGTTGGTGCTGTTGTAACCGTCCGTAAAGAACGTCGCCCGGCGGTAGCGGAACGCCGCCGTGTAGGTGGTCCCAGGCAGAAGCCCGGTGAAGTCGTAGTTCTGCGACGTGAGCACCAGGGGGTCCGTCACCGGCAGGTCCGCGACCTTGGTGAACGCGCCCGCGCCCTGAGCGAGCCAGCACTCCACCGTCTCGTCGCCCACCGCGTCGGTGTTGATCCAGGTGACCCGGAACGAGCTCGCGCCCAGCGGCGCGCTGGTGGACACATCCGGGTAGCCGGTCGGCACCGCGGTGCCGCTGCCGGTATAGAAGGTCCCCGCACACCGGAGCTCGATGCCGTAGGAGCGGTAGCTCCAGCGGGGGCGGTCGCCCTGGAGGTGCAGGACGTACCCGCGCTGGCCGAACACGAACGCCACTTCCCGCCGCCGCGGATTGAAGAACGCAAAGCCGTCGCTGGCCTCGCCGCTCGCCACCAGGTCCGCCGGCGCGGGGGCCTCCACGTCGAGGGGATAGCCCAGGTCCTTGCTCGGCCCGCCGGTCGTCGCTCGAGGCCCGGTCAGGCTCCAGAAGTAGCACACGCCATCGACCACCACCGCGAGCTGGCTCCCGCCCAGGCCGTAGGTGGCGTCCACCGGCTGAATCGTGAAGGTCTGCCGGTCGTAGCCGCCGATGATGTGGAACTCCGTCTCCTTGAACACCAGGAGCCCCGCCTGGCCCAGCGATTCACAGCGGACCACCGGCTCGCCGCGAATCCCCGCGAGGAAGTAGTGCTCCGGCAGGAACACCAGCGGCTCCCCCGGCTTGCTGTTGCGGACAATCTCCGGGCGGTCGGCATCGCTCGCGGTGCCGAAGCCCCAGCCGAACAGATACGACAGGTGCCGCGTCACGCCCCGGAACCGAACGTCGGCGTTGCCGGCGTTGTCCAGGTTGGCCTGGAGGGTGACCAGCTTGAAGCCCGCCCCGTTCAGCGGGTTGTAGTACCGGGTGACCAGCCGGCGCGTATAGAGGGGGTGGTCGTGCGCCAGCACATACTGCCGCTGCACCTCCGCGCCGAACACCAGCGGGCGCCCGGCGTCCACCGCCAGCGTCCCCCATGTGCTGTTGGCGCCGGTCGAGTCCACCAGGACCGGGTTCAAGCCCGTCGCGGCGGTCAGGAACACCTGCATCACTCGCGTCGGGTTGTAGTAGCCCACCACAATGCCGACCCGGTTCGCCCGGAAGGCGGACAGGTGCGGCACGTCCGTCATGGGCGTCACGCCATCGTTGTTGAGCGTGATGGCGCTCCGCACGTCGAGGCCCTGGCGCGCCTGCGCCTTGCCGTCGTAGAGCTGCACGTTCCGCAGGTCCCGGAACGCGCCCGGCTCGAGCTCGGACAGGCCGCTGGCCCGCTCGAGTCCGCCGCCAAAGGGCAGCTTGATCCGCGGGCGCTCAAACAACGGAAGTGCCGCCGGCGAACAGGTCGCCCTGTTTCACCTGGCCGGGGTCTGCGAAGCTGCGCGGCTGGTGCCGGAACACCGTTGCGGCGTTTTCGTGCTCGAGGAAGGTCACGAACAGCTTGAGCCAGCCGTCCCGGTTCGCCTTGAGCTCCCCGATTTCCTCCTGCCGCCCGTCCTTCAAGGCGAGGTAGATGGCGACCTCGTCCACCAGGAGTTGGTTGAAGCGGTCGGGCCACGTCGAACCGAACACCTGGCCCAGGCTGGTCAGGGTCGCCGGCGCCTCGGAAAACAGAAACACCAGGTTGCCGCTCTGGGGCGGGTCCGCCACTCCCGTCGATTGTCCGGTGTTGCCCAGACTGTAGAACACCTGGCCCACCTCGTACAGCCGCGGGCGCCCGGTCGAGCTTGCATCATCGAACGGCACCACGTCGCACCGCCCGGACAGGTTGTGCTCCACCTGGAACACCGACTCCGCGTTGACGGGCCGAAACCACCCCCCAGGGGTCGGGCTGTACGGCACCGTCGCCTGCGCCGCGAAGAAGGTCGGGTTGATCCGCGCCGCGACGGCATAGCAGGACGCCAGCGCCCTCGCGCAATGCTCGAGGAGCTCCCCGGCCTTGGTGGCGAGGTAGTCCGGGCGGTTCTTGGCCGACCGCCCCAGGGCGGCGACGATGATGGTTTCGGCTGAGGTCGCCACTTACCACACCTCCGAGATGAACTTCTTCCGGGCCATCCCCACCCCGCCCACCGTGTCGAGCCAGAGGCCGACCGCACTCTCCGCCATCGCTTTGAGCTCCTGGTAGTCCGCCACCTTCATCACATCGAGCGCCACCGCTCGGCGCCCCATTTCCTTCGCCAGGCTCAACACCAAGGCACTCCGGGCCGCGTCCGGCAGCATGAGGAACACGTCCACCCTGGTGATCGGCGGCGGGACCGGCACGAACGGAATGTCCAGGCTCGTCACCTGGCTCCAATCGCTGGAGCCGTTCAGGAACAGCGATTGTCCCTGGACGTAGGCGGTGCGCCAGCGGCCCCACTGCCGGCGGTCGGAGTAGGGCCGAATCTTGATGGCCTGCCGGGTGCCGTCTGCCCACACGGCATCACCCTCGTCCGGGATGCCGAAGTTGGGCGGGAGCGGAATGCCCAGCGCCACCGGGATGATGATGGGCCGCGCCAGGTCGATGTACGGCGAGCCGTTCGGGTCGAACCGCACCAGGAACCCGCGCTCCTCGAAGGTCGAGGGAATGGCGGTCTGCACGCCCAGGTATCCCGGCGCCACCAGGGCCACCTCGAACACTCCGTAGAGGCTGGTCAGGTCGGCCCGCGGCTCGAGCGGCACGCCCCAGCTAATCGTGTCGATGGTGTTGCCGGTGATGCGCCGTTCCTGAACGGCCCCGGTGGCGAACACCACCCGGAGCAACTGCCCGATCATGGAGTCCGGGGCGAAATTGGCGAGCACGTCTCGGAGGCTGAGGCCGTCTGCCGGCCACTCGGTCGCGGCGCGGGTCGCCTCGAGGCCCTCCGGGTTGAGCACCGAATTGAAGGTCTGCACCAGGGCGCCGGCACTGGCCCGCACCCCCTCGTACCAGTACTTCGAGGGCCGCGACGGCACGCCCCCGGAGGTGCCCCCGCCCACCACCGCCAGACTGTTCGCCCCGTCCATTGCCAGCGCCACCCCCCAGCGCATCGTCAAGTACTGGCTGTCCCGCTGGTGCGCCGCCTGCATGAGCTCATGCTGGATGCGCGAGAGCAGCCGCATCGCGTGGTTGATGGAAATGAGCCGGTCCCCGAACGCCGGGTGCTCGTCGCGCGCCCAGGCGAGCACCTCGGAGGCGTAGAGTGCGCCGGGAAGGGGTGGCTGCAACGCCGCCACCACCGGCGGCGCCGGGCTGGGGGTTGCGGTCCCGCGCCCCTCGATGAGGAGGAGCAGGGTGAGAAAGTTCATGGCGGCGGAACCGCCGACGCCAGGGCGTCACGGGCCGCGACCGACAGGTTCCGGGTGAACAGGAGCGCGCCGCCGGCGTTTCGCACGGTGAGCACCGACCCGGTGATGGTGAAGTTCACGTCGAGCGAGCCCATGCGCGCCAGCGTGACACCCGCCGCCGCCAGGCTTCCATCAACGACCGCGCCAATACTGGCGTTGGTCGGCAGGGCCGCGAGCCCCGCCGTGGTCGCCAGCCCGGTCTGAATCTTGGAAACCGCCGCCGCACTCATGGCCGCGGCGCTGATGGCGTCCGTCGCGTAGTCCACCGCAGCAATCGGCTCGCCGTCCGGGGCCGAGATAACCTCGTACTGGTCTGCCGCGGCCAGGGTCGAGCCGAAGGCGCTCCGGGTGGTGCCGGCGCCCGTGCCCGCGTTGTACGTCTCGATGAACTTCTGGCCCTTACCGGGGACCCGCAGCACGTCGCCGGTCTTGACCCCGGCGGTCTGGCCCGCCTGGAGGGTGAAGCTGGACGCGCCGCCCGCGGCGAGGGCGCCCTTCGACACCACCATGCGGTCGCGGTTCTCGATGGAGAAGCTGGCGAGCACCGCGCTCACACTGAGGCCGTCCACCACCATGCCGCTCACCACGACGGAGTAGTCGCTGCCGGCGGGGTAGTTGGCAACCGTCGCGGTGTCGATAACGCACAGGTGGACCCCCACCACGCCATCGAAGTCCTCGGTGTCCGTGATGCCGGTGGTGAACTGCGTGACGTTGCCATCCCGGTAGATGGCGACCGTGCCGTTGGTGGCCCGTGTGATAGACTGCCCGGCGGCGGCGTAAGTCGCCCAAAGGAACGAGATACTCTGGCCGCGCTTGAAGTCTCCTAGATACCGCATGGCTCTCGCTCTCCTGGGTTATGCCGTGATCCGTTCGCCCACCAGCTTGCTATCGGTTATCGAGCACTTCACGCCTGCCGGGTTGCTGCCGCCGCCGCCACCGCCGCTGCCCAGGAGGTGGTTGATGCTGAACCCCATCACCCGCAGTCGAGCCACGTTCCCGTCGCAGGTGAAGGAGGTCGCGACCGTGGCGTCTCCGGTGGATTGGAACGAGTGGTAATACATGTTGTGATCCCCGCCCGTGGGGCTGGGATTGGTAAGGGCGGAGCCAATCGGCGTGCCCTCGCCCGCGCTGGTGACCGTATTCGCATCATCAAAGGCCGCGACCATGACGAGCACCAGGCCGTTGGTCGTATCGGGGTTGGTCACGTTCACATTCAGGGTGGTCGCCACGTCGGACTGCGAGCCGGTGACCACGGTGTTCGCCAGGTCCGCCGGGTCCACGTTGTCGCAGTAGTACGCCTTGCCGAGATAGGCGTTGGTAATGTCCACCTTGGTGAAGGAGAGCGTCACCGCGCCCGAGGCCGCGTCGGCCACCGGGATACCGTAGGCGGCAATCAGTCGGTCGCTGTTGACGAGCGGGAACGGGCTCCCCACGACCTCCATCGCCACCCCGTCATAGGTCGGGGTCGTGATGCCAGGGTTGGCTATCGTGTTGTTGTCCACCGCAATCAGGACAAAGCACGCCCGGTTGAAGCCCGCCGGCGGCGTGAGAGACGTGTCGAAGGCCACCGCCGCGTTGCGGTTGCTCGACAGGTCGGTGGGCGTCCCGATCAGGCCCGCCATGTCAGGGCGCTCCGCTGACGGCGCACGCCGAGATTTGACTCCACATATCGTTCTCGGGGAGCAGATTGGGACCCGGTGCGCCGCCGCCGGTCATTTCGTTCCAGAGGCCCGCGAAGTAGGGGTTACTGGCGGCGTAGGCTGCGTTCCGGGACGCGCCGCCGATGATGGGACGCGGCACGGCGCCGGCGGATTCGACCGCGGAGGCGGGATAGTACGTCTCGACGGAAAACACGCTGGTGCTTTCCTTGACCAGGATACCGTCCTGCCAGACGCGCCATATCCCGTTGGCGACCCCCGGCGTCGGGAGCTCGTAGTAGTACTCCATCTTCCGGGTCGTGCCGGCGGTGTAGGTGATGGGCACCCGATCCGGGAAGTATTCGTTCCGCCCGGCGGAGTTCCAGACCGGGAGGTCGTTCGCGTCCTCGAGATAGGGCGGGTCCCAGCGCAGTTGTTGCTGGGTGCCGAGACAGTCCGAGATTTCCCCTGGCAGCACGCCGGTGTTCAGGCCCCAGGAGCCGTGGAAATGGTTCTCGCCGGAGCGCGCATCTACGTCCTTCGGGGCGTCCCACGGTCCCAGGATCGCGCCGTCGCCCCGCCCGGCCACCGGCCCGTTGAAGTGGCACCCCGTGCGCGGCCAAAACCAGCCCTTGACCCCGATGGAGTTCTGATTCGTCGCAGTCGGCACCCAGGTGAACACCGCGTAGGCGCCCCCCGCCGAGAAGTAGTTGAACCGATCCTCAAAGAGGAACGACGTGGCGTCGTTCGACGTGATGAGACAGCCGTGACTGGACGTGCCTGGGCGGACGAACTTTCCCACCAGCTCGCCGGGCGTCCACGCCTTGGTGAGGTCCACGACCTTCGACACCGTGGAGCCGGCCTGGCATGTGCCGGTGTAGTGAACGGTGTAAGTGCAGAGCCGGCACTCGAGCGAGAAGTTGGCCGACCACTTCTGCCACATGTGGATGTAGAGCTTCTTCCACCGCCGGCCCACACTCGCGTCAAAGAGCCGCGGCTGCATCCACCCCTTGCAGGGCGGACCACCCATCCCCGCCGTTCCCGCCCAGGCGACCCCGCTCCGCGGGCTGTTGTAGGCGTAGAAGTTGAGCCGGAGCGCCTTGCCGACCGGCCCGTCCGGGTCGTCCTCGATGGTGTAGCAACGCGCATCATCCCACACCGAGCCCCAGCCGTAGATGTTGAACAGGTTGGCCGGGCCATACACGTCGTTCTTGTAGGGCAGCGTGTCGCCCAGGAAGTCCGGCCACGGTGAGACGAGGCCGGGCGGCGCGTTCGGTCCCAGGGTCGTGAACCCTCCGCCCCCGCCCCCGGTCGTGGCGCCGGTCAGGTGGCGACGGAACTTCCGCGGCAGGATCAGGCTGGAGCGTCGGCTCATCATGGTGGTTAGCTCCCCACGTTTTCGTAGAACACGTTGCTCACCACGCTGCCAGCAACCCCGTTGCTGATGGCGACCACGCGGCACCGCATCCCCAGGACCTCAACGATTGGCCCTAATCCGACCGCGCTGAGGGCCGGGCTCAAGAGCACCCAATCGGCATCGACCGCGGGGTCCCCGCCTACCCGAAGCCCCTGGAGTCGCACCGTGGCACCCGTCGCGGCGCCCAGGCCGACCAGGTACACTTGCGCGCGGCGGGTCGTCGTCCCATCGGCCTGTCGGTTGCCGCGGTTCAGGTAGGCCACTTCCGGCGCCTGCGCCGCGGCTACCGCCGTGACTGCGTGCGTGACTGCGATAGCTCGCGGCAGCATGGCTTACTCCTCCTCGTCGGATTCGGCTTCGATCAGCGCCTCGATCTGCTCGATGGTGTCCTGCCGCGGCTCCGCCTTCTTCTTCTCCGCCGCCAGCAGTTGCCGCAGCACCGTCACCCGCGGCCCGTCCGGGCGGTCGAGCTCCACGATCAGCACCGCGTCCACCGCCTCCGGGTTCTCGCGGAGGTACGCGCCCACCTCGTCCGCCTTCATGGTGCCAGGCGGGGCCTTCGGTGCCGCCTCGAGGTAGTGCGGTCCCATCTGATTGAAGCCGGTTTCCTCGAACACCGGGCCGACCGGGTTGTTCAGGTCCTCCGGCTTGTCCTCGACCTCCGGCTGGGTCACCTCCGAGTCCGGCGAGTTCGCCAGGACCCGCGGCCCCATCGCGCTGTGCGGCGTGAGCGCGATTTCCTTCTGCGCCTCCTCGAAGGCGCCCTCGTCAAGGACCTTGCGGCCCATCTCTTTAGCCATTGGGTTGCTTCCTCCATCCGATAAACGGGTTGCCCTGCATGGCGCGCACTAGTGACTTCTTCTCGAGCTTGAGAAACTCGCGGACCTTGCTCCCCAGCCGCGCCAGCCGTGACGCCTCCTGACGCTGCTCCTCCTGGTAGGCGTTGCGGTCGGGGTCATAGCGCCACTCCCAATCGCGCCGGCGGGTGTCGTCAATCATGTGCCCGCCCGGCTCGCCCTTCCACGCGCTCAACAGCGCGAACCCTTGGCACTCGAGCTCCGCGTGCATCGCCAGGCAGGGGTCCGGGTCCAGCGCCCGGAGGACCCGCTGCATGATGCGGAACCCACTGCGATACCGATACTTGTTCGGCGCCGTCACGGCTCCCACCCACCATTGCCCGTTCCCGATGTAGACCAGCTCGAGGTCCGGGTCGATCTGGCGGAGGACCGCCAGAACGTCGAGCGGAGTATCCCGCTCACTCGAAACCGTGACGTGCCGAACCACAGCTCAATACTCCCCGCCCAGGAGCGGGCGCACCGTGACGATGATGCTGCCGTTGGTCAGCGCGCCCGTGCCGTCCGTGGTGAGGCCGACGCGAATCACCTCCGCCGAGGAGAAGCGCCGGTTTGCCAACGTGGTCGAGAGCACTGCCGACTGCCGGGAAGCCGTGACCGCCACCAGGTCGGTGATGGCCGAACGGCCCGCCGCATAGCTGGCCCCGCCCGTTCGCACCTTGAACGTGACGGCGCCCGCGGTCGTGCGGTTGTAGCTCTGCACGTCCACGATGTAGCCCGCGAAGCCTGGGAGCCATTCCCACACGACGGCATCCGTCAAGCTGATGGCGGTGATGATTGGTACGATGAGGTCGCGCCGGGCGTGCTGCGCGTTCTTGTTGACTGCCTTATCCCCGATCATAGAGCCCCCTTCGAGCTCCCACGCCATGAGCGCCAGCGGGATGCTGGCACCCAGGCGATAGGTCGAGCTACCTCACGCAGTCGCGGTGAGGTTGTCGATACGGAAGTTCTTGCGCGGTGCGCTGCACTCGAGCTCCTCGTACATGTTCCCGACCGCGTAGAGCTGGTCGAGCCGGCCCGTCGCATCCGTGGCGCGGTTCCAGATAGCGCCCGTCGCATCGTCCCACTCGAACTGGCCCAGCCCATACCGCTTCCAGGTGTCCTTCTGCATCCCGAACGCGAGCTGCGGCGGGAGCTTCCGCGCCACCTTGAGCGTCACCGTCCGGTCGCCCAGGATGATTTCCAGCCCCGAGCTCTTGCCGCCGGTGTAGCTGCCCCGCGGGTCGTTGATGGTCCGGTCGCCCTTGAGAGACTTCCAGTACCCGCGATTCGCACTCCGGGACATGATGAGGTGGGTGATCTTGCCGGCGCCGCGCTCGGCTACCGTCTCGTCCGCGTACACCAGGAGGTCCTCGCTCATCTGCGAGTTGAACCCGAGGCTGGCGCTCGAGGAGTCGATAATCATGCCCTGCCAGAGCCGGATGCCCGAGCGAGCGATGTTGTGGTAGGTCGCCACGATGTTGCCGTCGTCCACGCCCGCCAGGAGGCCCGAGATTTCCCGGTACTCCGTGTCGAACGGGTCCTGCACCGACGCGCCCGCGTTGTCGCCCTCGAAGATGTAGTCGTTCACCGCGGTGTTGGTGAACAGGGTCGCATCGACCAGCCCGCCCGCGTCGTTCTCGAGGAAGATGCGGTTCAGGTCCTCGGAAATGTCGGCCACGATGGCGAACCGCTGGAGGGTACCGGCCTTGAGGGTGGCACCGGTGGCGCCCGACGAGAACACAATCGAGTCGCCCTCGAGGAACACCTTCCAGGCGTCCGTCAGGCCCGTCACACCATAGGCCCGATCCACGTCGATGTAGTTGGCCGCGGCAGACCCGCCCGCGCCCTTGGCCGCAATGCGCGCCTTGTGACCAAAGCCCGTGCCCACGTACTGCCGGTCGATGCTATTGACGATGCGGACCACGCAGTCCGGGAGAATCCGGTCCATATAGTCCAGAAAGGCGCCCTCGTCGTGACGGACCCTCCGCATCGCGTCCCCGCTCATTTCCACCGAGCCCTGGAGCTTCCGCAGCTTGATGCGGCTGTTCCGGTACTTCGGCTTGTTCGCCACCGGGATGTAGTCGCTCTCGGAGCGCATCCCGGCGCTCCCGCCCTTCCTGAAGTCGTGCGACCGCTCGACGTAGCGCCCGCCGGTGGTGTTCTTGTACTCGACGTTGGCATCCTGGTCGATGAACTTCATGAGCTCACTGTCCTCAACCACGTTGGCGACAACGGGTTCTTGGAAAATGACCTTCATGGCAGCGTCCAGGTCTACCCGCCGGCTCGTTGCAGCCATTGGTAACTCCTACGGTCCTGCTAGGTGAGGTGCCCTCCGCTCGCCAGCCTGGCGCGAGCGGCTGCGATGGCGCCCTTCACGCCGGTGCCCTTCGGGACCAACGACGCAGCCGAGGACGGATTGACGGAGCCCGGTGGGCTCGCCATGCCGGCGGCAGCTTTGATGCGCTGTTGTTCCTTGAGGCGTTGGGCGGTCACCTTCACCTTGGGCACGGCAGGGGCCGCGGGAGTCGCCGCAAAGGGCGCTTTCCGGGGGGCCTGGCCGTTCTTCGGTGCGGTCGTCTTGCCCCCGGCGGCGAGGCGGGCTGCTGCCACCACCGGGTCGATGCCGTGATGCGCGAGGCGCCGGGCGAGAATCACCACCAGGTCCTGGCTATCCGTCGATGCCAGCACCCCGCGCTGAACCGCCTGCGCCAAATCATTCAGGCACCCTCCCAGGAGCGCGTCGGCCTCATGCGCCGGCAAGTCTGCCGGGATCAGGGCGCGCACCTGTTCCGTCATTACGCGGGTCGTTTCGCGTACTTGTGCTCGAGCTTCGTTCCGCTCGATGAGCTGCTCTTTGATCTCGAACCGCCGGGCCTTGAGGTCGCTCTGGGCCACCCGGAGGGCTGAGGGGTTCGTGAGAATCACCTTGAGGTCCGGCAACACCTTCTGCCAGATAGCCGGCTGGGTCAGCAGGTAGAGTGCTGTCTCGGCCTGAATGTCGGGGTCGAGGTTCTCCACCATGAACCCAATCGGGTCCGTCCGCACCATGTCCTTGAACTGCTCCCGCTCCTGCCGGTCCTGGAGAATGGCTTCCTGCGCCTGGCGCACTTCTTCGCCGCGCATGTAGCCGTTGCTCATCTGCCGGAGCCGATCCGCCGTCTCCTGGTCACTCAGCTCAATCTCGAGCTCGGGGTCCCCTGGGCGCCGACCCGGCAGCTTGACGACGAGTCCCGTGGCCTCAGCCGCCTCCTCCCCTTCGGGAGCGGCCTCCGCCTCGGGTGCTTCTTCCGCCTCGCCTTCCTCGGTTTCTGCCGCGGTCGTGAACTGGCCTCCCTCCGGGACGCCGGCAGGCACTCGCGGCTGTCCGTGGGCGGCAAGCGCCTCCTCCGCACTCGGCTCTTGCTCACCCGATAGCTCCATTTCCTCGAGGTATCGGTCACTATGCTGGTCCTCCGGCACGAAGCTCTCGCCGGCGCCGACCTTCGCTCGAGCGGCGTCAATCGCGGCCCGAACGGCACTGACCGCGGGCGCAGCACTAGGCGACGGTGCCGCGGGCGCGGCAGGCGTAGCGGGTGCAGCGGGGGCGGGGGTTTCTACGTCAGCCACGGTGTTCTCCTACTGCATTGAGGACGAGAGCTGGCCCGGCATGGGCTTCCCTCCCAGGGATTTCGGCGGCGACCCGGAGGCCGGCGGCGGCGTGATCGAGGGCGCACTCGGCTGCTCCCCCCGGACACTCTTGCCGGGCGGGCCTTTCTCGGCCTGTGCCGCCATGCCCGCCATCGCGAGCTGCTGCTGCATTTCGGCCATCTGCTGCTGCTGGAGGACGGCACTCATCATCTGCCAGCGGGCCTCGAGCTGCATCTGAATCATCGGGTCCAGCGTGAGGAACTCCGGCGCCTTCATAAACGTGGTGAAGGTGTCCAGGTGGACCGTCACGTCGTACCAGGGCTTCCAGGGGAGCTGGTCCGCGGTCGTCGCACCGCTCACCAGGGCGCCCAGGAACCGCTCGGCGGTGGGGCGGTCGGCCCCGCCCGGCTTGGCGGTCCTCGAGAGGTGCGGGAAGCGGGAGAGCTCGAAATACTTCTTGAGGGCCTCGGGCGCCTGCGGCGGGACGCCGAACATGCCGTCTTGCCACATTTTGTAGATGCGCGCCTGGCGCTCGCCCCGCCCCTCGGGCAGCATGGACTCCGCGTCCGGCACGATGTTGACGACGCCCTTCTCGAACAGCTCCGGCATGACCACGATGGTGCGGGCGACGTTATCCTCGCCGGCGTAGCTGATGAGTTTCTCCTGCGTCCACACCAGCGGGAGCATCGCCTTCCAGTCCTGGCCCATCCGACCGATTTCGGTGACCACCTGGCGCATTGTGGGTCCGAGGAAGCGGTCGGAATTGAGCCGGAGCTCCTTCACCAGCTCGCCGGAGGCGTCTTGCGTCGGGGGTGCGCCTTCGGTGCCCCGGAGGTTGCCCAAATCGTCCATTTCGCTGCGGAGCATCTCCTGGGTGCGCCACACATCGCTCCCGAGCGGCGGCGGCGATATCCACTCGAAGGGCGGGACGCCTTGCCGGCGGGTCACTTCGTAGTGTTCGCCCGGTTCGTTGGTGATTTCGACGTTGCCCAAGCCCGATCCCTTGTCCACCAGGGCCTTCGGGTTGGTCACCAGGTTCCGGTGCTCGAGGATTTGCGCCCACCCGCGGTTGTAGGCCCGGTTCAAGGCGTTCATGGCCTCTTGCGGGGTGCTGCCGTGCGTCCGCCCAGGGATACGGATGAAGTCATACGCCCGGATGGGCGACGTGAACGGCAGTTGGCCCGGTCGCGGCCCGTCGAACAGCACCCGGTTGGGGCTGGTGACCAGGAGCCGGCCCTGCGGATAGCCTTTGTACGGCTTCATCCAGGTGGTGATGATTTCGCAGAGCCCGCCGGCGGCGTTCATGCCCTGGCTGGTCTGGCTTCCGATCACCTGCTCGAGGGTGGTGCCGAAGTAGCCGCTCCCAAAGAGCAGCCGGCGGAGCTCATCGCCCGAATCCGCGACCGTCGTGGTATCCGGCAGTACGTCGGCGCCGGTGCGGAGGTAGAGCTCCTCCGGGGTGAGGAACGCCTTCTGCTGGTGCCACGCCTTTTCGTGCCAGGGCGCCGGGCTCCACTCCCCCCGGCACTCCATCGCGCTCATCACGTCCACCACCAGCTCGCCCTCGGGCTCGCTGTAGGGCTCCGCGAGCTGCACCATTTCGCCCGTTTCCGGGTCGAGCACGCCCACCGGGTTCCCCTGCTCGTCCATCGGCACGTCGTCGCGCTCGGTGGTCACGGGCTGGCCGTCCGGTCCCACCAGGAACCCCGTCGCGCTGTTCGCGTCGAGCATCATCACCTCGGCGGTGCCCACCCAGGGGAACGCCTCGCCCCGCCGCGGGTCCACGCGGGTCTGCGTGTAGGCCCGGCCTCCCACGATGATCCAGGCCATGAGCCGGTCCATCGCGTCCGGCATCCCGAGCTGGCGCCAGAGGGTCTTGAACACGGTGTCGAACGTTTCGGCGGCAATGGCGTCGAGGGCGTCCGGCCCCGGCACCATCGTCAAGACCGGCGGGTTTTCTGTCATCCTCGCGTGGGTCAAGATGAACCAGGGGAGAATCCGGTTCACCACGGGCCGCTGCCGCCACTTCTTTTCGTCCTCGGAGAGGTACTGCGATACGTCGATGTACCGGTTGAACATCGGGGAGTAGACGGCCCATTGCTGGCCCGCCAGCATCCTGACGTTACCCTCGATTTCCCGGTCCCGAGCTCGGAGCGCGTCGTCCTGGCTCGTCCACAGCATCCGGGCAAACGCAACCCGCTGACCGTCCAGGGGGTCTGGGGTCAGCGGGTCGGGCCGAATCGCCGGGCAATCCTTCACGTCGGCGCCGGGGCAAGGCGCAGGCGGGTGTCAAACATTTGGTGGCTCCGGGGGCAGTTGGGCGTCTAAAAACGCTCCACCTCATCCCCGAAACTACGGTTTGCCCAGGCTAGGGTCAACAATTACACGGTGGGCGGTTCCATTTCGGACTGGAGGATGCGCTCGGCTTCCCGCTCCAGGTCCTTCATGTTGACGGGCCGGCCCTCACTCCGGGCGATGGTCGCCAGGCCCTCGGCCAGGTCCCGCTTGCTCTGCGGGCTGATGCTTCGCGTCTCGGCGTCCCGGCGGACGACCGGCTTGGCACTGATCGTGGGGAGGCCCGTCGCCCGGATGTTGTCCGCGTGCCGCCGGCCCGTCATGTAGCCCCCAGCCCAGCCCATCCCGCCGCCCGCGACGAATGCCGCCAGGGCCAGGACCCCCACCACCCACTCAGGCACGGGTCGCAGCATCCAGCTTCGCCCGCCGGCGGTGAACCAGCCAGTTCCGGTAGCGGAGCACCTGGTCGCCCAGGAAGATCGAGAGGCGCTTCATCGGGCGCCGGCGCTCCAGGAAGGTCGCCTGCTGGTCGAGGAAATACAGGAGCTCCCCGCGGGTCACCAGCTTGTGGGCGTGCTCCGGCTTCCGCCACTCGGCAAACGTCACCGGGGCCGACTTGGGCGGACGGTGCTTCATCTTCATCCGTCCCCCCGGAGCGCAATGGCGACGTTGGCGTTCATCATGGCTTCCCGCACGCGCCGCAACGCCACCTGCTGGTCGGGACACGTCGGCACCACCTCGAGGATCACCAGGGCCAGCGCCTTCGCGGCGTCCCGGACCTTCCCCACCGCCTCAACCTGGTTCTCGTCCAGCGCATGGTGCGCCATGATGTGCGTGACATTCCCCAGATGCACCATTGGAACCCCCGGTAGGACGTGAACGGTTACAGGGTGCCGTCCGCTGTGATCGCGCTCGGCGCTCGGCCCCGCGCCTGTTCCCACTTCTCGATTACCTGTTCCGTGATCCGGGTGACTTGCGTTTCCGGGTCCAGCGCCGGATGGGGAAGGTCCAGTTTCCACATCGCCTCCTGGGTCACCAGGCAGAGCCCGGTGGCGTCCGGCAAGTAGCCCACCACCGCATAGGGATGGGGGTCCAGCGTCTTGAGCACCGCAATCGCGAGCGTCTCCAGCTCCGCCAGGTACCGCGGCGCGTCGAAGCCGGGCAGCGCGTCGAGCGGCGGCTCGGTCGGCGTCCACTGCCGCGGGAACGCCCCCTCGGCCACCCGCCGCCACCCGATCCGCTCCACCACCAGCCAATCCCCCGGCACCAGGATCGTCCACCGCCCGCTCGTCTCCTCGAACAACTCCCAGCCCCCGCCCCGCCACCACGAGATTTTGCGAAGATACCGCACCGGTGCCGGCGGGACCCGGTGCGGGTCCACCCACTGGTAGGCCGTCACCCGCCCGTCCTGCGCGTAGTCGGTCGTCGCCACCATCGTTGCCCGCTCCAGGGTCGGGTAGAGCTGCGTGTAGCCTATGGTCACCGCTGGTCCTCCAGGCGCTCGAGCTCCTTCTCCGCCGCCGCCACCGTCTTGGCCGTCTCCTCGAACCGCTGCACCGCGGCCAGCTTCAACGCGCTCGCCTGGCGCATCGCCGTCCGCCGTATCTCCACCTTCGCCCGCGCCGCCGCCAGCTCTTTCTCGGTCGCTCGCGCCACTGTCACACCCCCGTGTTAGGTCGTGACGGCCCACCGGACCCGCCGGCCAGCAGCACCACGAACAGGACGATCAGGCAGAAGAAGGTCACGGTCACACCCCCCGGTTAGAAGCCTGCCCCCGCCGCCAGGTCTTTCCCCGGCTTCGGCTTCTCCTGCCCCGGCACCGGCGGCAGTCCCCGCGCCAGCCGGTCGGCCTCGTACGCCAGCACCGCCGGGTCCCAGGCACTCGGAATGTCCTCCGCGAACTGCGTCACCGCCGCCGTGGGCCTCGACGCCAGCCCGTACCGCAGGCAGTCGTACGGATCATCCCCACCCTCGCCACTCTCCGGGTCGGCATCGGTCTTGAGCGCGTCCTCGGGGTCGTCGGGGTCCAACATCATTTCACTCAGGGAATCGAACGTCCGCAGGTTGTTGAGCGTCCTGAACATCCTGAACCGCGGCACCCGCTCCGGCCCGTGCTCCTCAATCGGCGTCCAGGCCAACCACTCGCGCATGTTCCTGAGCCCCGTCACCCGCGACAGGTTCGCCTTCGACAACGCCAGGCCCACGTCCGCGAACCGCTCCGCCGTCGTCGGCTGGCTCTCCTTCTGCACCTCCCCCTGCCCGCGCGCCTTCACGTCATGCCAGCAGTCGTGCCCCGCGTAGATCACCTCGAGGCGCTTCTTCGGGAGCTTCATCCGTTCCAGGTGACTCCCGATCTTGTCGAGAATCTCCACGTCCCGGTCCCGCCGGCCCCGGATCGTCTCCACCAGGTAGACCTCGCCGTCCTCGTTCGTCGCGTACACCATGAACACCCACGGATGGCTGAACCCCCAATCGAAGCTCGCGTACCACCGCCAATACTCCGGCACCCGGAAAGGCGTCACCATGTGGTGCTTGTCGCTCAACTCCGCCAGCGCCATCCCCGACATGTTGTCCCAGGACCCATTCACGAACCGCTCGTACGCCGCCTTCGGCATGTGCTTCCAGCTCTCCTTCACTTCCTCCGGGATGTGCGGGTTGTCGCTCGCTTTCGCCTGCAAGAAGTACCACGGCGGGCGCAACACCCGCGCATGATGCGGGTCCCGGAACAGCCGCTTCACGAACCCCGGACTCGGGTTGCACGTCGCCAAGACATAGGGCGGCGGCTGCACCGCCAGGTCGGGAATGATCCAGCTCCCCGCTCGCTCCACCGACTTCCAGAAACTCCGCTCCTTCAACTCCGGGAGCTCCTCCAACAGGAACCCGTTCACCTCGAGCCCCTTCCACCGCTCGAGCTCGGGGTCGTCCTTGATCGACTCCGGGAACAGGATCAACTGGCTCCCGTTCACCGCCGTGTACGTCCACTCCGCCTGGTACAACGGCTTCATGAACGACGTGGGCCGCATCTTCTCGAACGTCGGAATGATGTTGCGCCGCAACGTCGGCAAGTCTTTCCGCACAATCGCCCAGCGCGACCGCGGCCACAGCCGGCAGAACATCAACAGGATCGCCAACCCCAGCCACGTCTTGCCCCCGCGGATCGCCCCCCCGTACAGCAGGTAGTTGTACTGCCGGCTCAACACCGCCTGCACGAACTCCACCTGCTTCGGGAACGCCTCGAACACGGGCACCGGCTTGAGCCCGCTCATCCCGCCCCCTCCGCCGCCGGCACCATCAGGTCCAACGGCCACGTCCAGCTCACATGCAACGGGGTCGCCGGCCCCACATACGCCCCCAACACGTTGAAGGCCAGGTACTCCTCCGCGTCCTCCGGCGTCATGCCGTCCCGCTCGACCAGCACGTCCACCATGTGCCCCACGCTGTAGACCGCCCGCTCCACCCCGTCCGGGCACGTGAGTGTCCCCAGCAACGCCGCCTCGAACCCGTCCCACACGATGGCCTCGCTCATCGCGCCACGATCGCCCCCGCGATCGCCCACCCGATCAGCGCCACCACCGCCAACCCCAGCAGCACCAGGACCCCCTGCCACAGCCGCACCATCACTTCGGCTCCAGCTCGGCGTCGGCCTGGGCGTGAAACGCCATCCGCGCCAGGTCCATCCCCACCCGCAACCACGCCGCCAGCTCCGACCGCTGCTCCGCCTCCGCCTCCTCGATCCCCTCCTCGAACCACTCCATCAGCTCCGCCGCCGGGTCCACCAACGCCGGATCACTCGACCGGCTCACCGCCGCCGCCTCCTGTGCCGCCTGCACACACGCCGGACACTGCGGCCCCCGCGGCGGTGCCGGGTCCCCCGCCTCCCGCGTCACCACATGCCCACACTGGTACTGGAACCGATACGGTCCCGACTCCACCCCGTCCCGATGCCTCGTCATGCGCCGACCCTCCCGTGTATGACCCACCAACACCACCGACAACCGCGCCACATTGCACCCCGGACACTCCCCCCTGAGCGCGAGCTCCCGCCCCGCGCCCACCACATGGCCGCACTCGTATACCAACGCCAACGCCAGGCCCCGGCTCACAACCGCGGCACCGTCCCAGACAACAGCCCGAACGCCTTCAACAGGTACAACACCGCGAAAATGATCACCACCACGTAAATCAACCGCTTGATCGTCGCGTCCAACGGCAACTGCTGCACCCCCCACAACACCAACCCCAACACGATGAGCACCACCACCAGGGAAATCAGCATCCGCCTAGTCCTCCTTCTCGTCGCCTGGGCCGTCGTCGTCGTCCGCCGCATCACGCGCCGCCGCCAACTTCTCCTCCACCGCCTGACTCTGCCCCTTCACCACCCGCTCCTCCGCATGCGCGTACCGGTAGGCGTCCTTCTCCTCCGCCTCCTTCTGCGCCTTGTCCGCCCGACTCACCGCCTCCACCTCCACCTTCGTGTGGATCGCCAGCCGCTTCTCCAAAAACCGCAAATAACTCTGCATCGCCGTCAACTGGTTCTCGATCAACACCCGCTCCGTCGTCGTCACATCAGCCGGCCACTTATGCGCCGCAATCCGCGTCAACCGCTCCGCCAACGCGTCCCGCTCCGCCTGCAACTCCACCAACCACTTCTCCGCTACTTCACGCTCCGCCGTTTGCATTATGCGATACCTCCCCCTGTGAGGGGTCCCAGATGGGACCCTAACCAACTACACCAACCCCCGGACCACACCGTCAGGGGTGCCAGATGGGACCCAGATGGGACCCAAAACACCCACTCACATCACGCGCCCACGCGCTCCGCGTGCGGCCTGCGCCTGCGCTGCGATCCGCTCGAGGACGCGCTCGCGCAGCTCGAGCGCGACGGCTGCGAGGCACGCGACCGCGCCGCCCTCGCCATCGTGCCACCACATCGAGCCCCCGTCGCCCTGCACGCGGTAGGCGGGGGTCCGCTCGCTCCCCGCTCGGCAGTGCGGGCAGAGTTCGACCGCCAGCCCCTCGGCTTCCTCGTTGAAGGCGTCGGCCAGGCTTTGGCCGGCGCGGTCCAGCTTGCCCACGCCCTCGGCCATCAGCTCGAGGGCCACGGCGCCGGCCTCGAGGTCTTGCCGGCGTCGGCCTCGGGTGCCAGGCATCAGCCGGCGGAGGGCCTCCGCTCGAGCGCGGGCCAGCGCCGCCAGCTCGTCGGCCCCGGTCACGGCTTCGGCCCCAGCGCGTCCTGCGCCGTGCTCTGGATGTGCTGGAGGCTGACGCGGAGCCGGTCATTCTCCCGCACCAGCTCGGCATAGGTCGGCGGGGTCGGTGCCGGCACCGCGGCGCCTGGGCGGACGCCCTCGAGGAGGAGCAGCCGGAGCAGGACGCTCACCGCTCGAGGCCCTCGAGCTCTACTGTCGCCATGCTGTCACCTCCCCGAAGTGTTTTCCCGAGAATCCGGTTATCACCTGCCGACAGTATCCCGACACTAGAACACGACCACCACATCCCCCAGGACTAGGCTCTGAGGCGCGATCTTCTCGCCCCCGCTCGTCACGTCCAGCCGGTCGCCGTACCGCTTGGGCGCCAGCTTCGAGAGGTACCACTTCCGGGTGTCCACCCTAAGCTGGCTCCGGGCAACGGCTTCCCGGTCCACCACGCGCACCGGCTTCCCGCCCCGCTCGATGGTCACCCAATCGTTGCGCCCGTCGTCGGCTACGTCCAACAGCTCCTCGGCCATGGCATCGAGGCCCCGATCCCTCGCGTACGCGTACCGTCCCCTCAGCTCCTCGCTCGCCCCGAACTTCTCGCGGAGGTGGTCAGAGCTGGCGGGCATGCGTGGGTCGATGCGGCAGAGCTGGCGGAGTGTGCGGCCCAGGGCGAGCCATTGGAGGGCGCGCTCGAGTTGCTCCTCGAGGGGGTAGGGGTTGGGGTCGCGTGGGAGGGTGATGAGCCGGGGGGCGTCCTCCTCGAGGTCAGGGGGTGCCCCTACGGGCTCCGCCCGCACCACGGCACCACCGGGAGCCTCGGGCTGGTTGCGTGGCTTACGGGGCTTCCTGCGCTTCGCGTGCCCCTCCCCCCCGTCAGCCGCACTCACCCCAACACCCCGGCGAGTCTGGCGGACAGCTTTCGGGCGGCTTCGCGGTTCTGGCGTTGCTGGGCGCGCCAGAGGCGCATGTAGGCGGCATGGCAGGGCCGGCACTGGCGTTGCTGGCGGTCGGGCTCGAGGTCACGGCGGCAGACGGAACACCTTCGGCGTTTCGCAGACAGCGCAGGCACATACGCTCCCCTCCTGGTCGAGGTCACCGCCCGGCCTCCTCCCCCCACAGCACGGACAGCACGTCCCCAGCGCGGACGAGGACGAGGGACGGCTCCTCCTCGGTGCCGGCTGGTACCCCGGCGTGCTTGGCGTAGCGCACGACGGCGCCCGGCTTGACGAGGGCCGGCACGGTGATGGTCAGGCCGTAGTCCGTGGTCCTGCCGGCGCCCACGGCCAGCACGGTACCGACTGCGGGCACCTCGGCGCTTGAGGCGCTGGGGGGCAGGTGGAGGCCGCTCTTGGTTTGCTCTGCCGGCGGGATGGGGCGTATGAGCACGCGGTCATGCAAGGGTATTTCAGGCCGGCGGGTGCGGGTCAAGAGTCCTCGAAGTGTGGAGAAGTCACAAGGTTGGGGGGCGGGAGCGTGAAACGCAAGAACCCCAGCCGGGTGAGGGCTGGGGCCTTGAGTGTGGTGCCTTGCGTGTCCGTACCCCCACCGGAGGAGTCTCGAGGTCGTCCGGGGGGTGGAAGGTTACCCGGCGGGGGGCGAGTCGTCCAGGGCCTTGCGGGCGCGGTACCGCTCGAGGGCCTCGAGCTGGCGCTCGCGGGGGAGGTCGAACAGCCACCAGTGCAGCATGTGGACGGCGAAGAAGGCGAGCCCGACCAGCAGGACGAGGATCACGGCATCACCTGCTTCGCGGGGTAGGCGCCGGTCTGGCGGCGGGCGCGGAGCTTGGCCTCGGCGGCAGCGAGGGCGCGCCCGGCCTCGAGTACGTCCTCCTCCTCGCGGTGAATGTCGCGCAGCTCGGTGGCGCCGCGGTTGTAGGCGTCCTGAAAGGCGGCTTCGACGCGCTCCTCCTCGCGCTCCAGCTCCTCGCGCTTTTCGCGCAGCTCGTTGAGTTTGGCCTCGAGGCGCCGGCACTCGGCTTCGGCCTCATCGAGGGTCACGCTCTCATAATCGGGGGTCCAGCGGTTGGCGGTCACGGGGACGGTCCTTAGCTCGGGGGTCCAGTGGTAGGGGGCGGTCATGGCCTCAGTCGGGTTCAAGGTTGTCGATGGGGAGCCCGTCCGGGATGCGGACGAACATGAGGGCGGCAGCGGCGGCGCGGTCGCGCTGGTAGCGCGCTTCATTCGCCAGCTCGTCGGCGGTGGGCTCCCCGCAGTCGGTGTCAGTCTGGCACGGGGGCAGCACGATGAGCGCGAGCAGGAGGGCCAGGGCGTTCATTGTGGCCCGAGCCGGTAGGAGGTGGCGCCCGCCTGCTCGATGCGACCCGCGGCGGTCATGCGGGCGAGGGCGGCGTCCACCATCGCGGGGGTGATGGTGCGGGACTCGTCGCGGCAGTGGGCGACGATCCGGTCCCGCGTGATGGGGAAGGGGCACGCCTCCACCACCGCGTCAAACGCGACGGCTTCGGTCTGGGGGAGAGGTAGGAAGGTCATGCAGTCACCGCCTTTTGGTGTTCGAGGAATCGCACCAGCTCGAGGCGCTGGCGCGTGGTGCACATCCAGCCGGTCCCGTCGATGGACTCGGCCCCGAGCTCGAGGCAGCGAGCGGCCCCGGCGTAGTTGTTGACCCGCCCGACATGGACCCGCGGGAAGGCTTTGCACCAGCCGGCGAGGCTGGCCCACTTCCAGCCCGTGAGCTTGCGGGCGTTGCCCGAGCCGCCGACGAAAATCACGTCAGGCTGGACCTTGAGCGCCTTGACGTGGCGCACTTCCATCCGGTCCTGAACCACCAGGGCCAGCGGCCACTGGTAGACCGCCCGGAACCACGGCGCATGTTGCCGCCAGAGCTCGAGGGTGCGCTCCCGGTCGCCCACCGCATCGGGCACGGTGACGAAGCGCGGGCGCTCCCCGTGCTCGAGCTCGAGGGCCTCGGCGTCGTCGCAGAGGCGGAGGAGCGGGGCCATACGGGCGCGCTCCCCCTTGACCCACGCGGGATACTCGCCGTTATCCAGCGCGAATTGGGGGAGGACCGTAGACCGCCAGCCGCCCACCGAGACGAGGTTGCCGAGCTGGCCGCGGAAGCGGGTCGCCAGCTCGTCCACCAAGGTTCCGGTTGCGTTGCTCACCATCACCAGCATCGGGCGGGGCTCCTTGTCGTCGTGGGTATACACCTGCGCCCCCAGTATACGCGGGTATACCGGGGGCGTCAAGTTGGTGCAGCTCGAGGGCTAGACGGGCGCCGGCTTGCCGTCGTGAACCTGCCAATCCGTATCGCACCGCGTTAGGTCCCACTGCTCCCCCCACTGGAGCGCCTCCTCCTTCGGGTCCTCGAGCTGGTTGACCGTCTCGAGCGCGCCGTCTACGTCCGAGCCCTCGAGGCACCACAGGTGCCACATCCACGCCCGGAACAGCCGCTCCCACTCCGCCCGCGCCGCGAGGGTCATGGCGTCACCGCCTGCCCGCTGGTCACCGCCTGGGCGAGCCGCTCGGCCTGCCACTTGTGGCCGAACTTGCGGGTGAAGCCGTTCCGGGTGGGGCTCCAGAGGAAGCCGTTAGCGCGGGCCGTCTTGTAGTCCTCCCGCGAGAGGCGGGCGGGCCAGCGCACCGTAACCCGCTGCTCCTCGAGGTCCGTCTCGATCGTGGCGCCGTTCAGCTCGGTCACCGTCACCACCTCCCCGCCTGCCGCCGTGTGGGCCTCCAGCTCGGCGGCTTGCTGCGTGAGCTGCTCAATCCGGGCCGCGACCCGCCGGCAGTTGGCCCCGAGGTTCGTCAGCTTCCACTTGGGATACGGCGCCCGCTCCCACGAGTAGGCCGCGGCTACCTGCGCGTCGAGCTTCTCGAGGGCCGCGCCGTGGAACCCGAAGCCGGCCAGGGCCTTGAGGTCGCGCTTCCGATAGGCCGTGTTCACCGCCTTCATGTGGTCCCGCTGCCGGGTGAGGGCCTCGAGCTCGGCGGTCAGCTTCGCCACCGCCTCCGGGTCGTCGCTTGCAATAGGGTCGTTTCTCACTTCCGATTCCTCCAGAGAGAGGCGCAGGACGCGCCGAAGATGGTGAACCCCGCCAGCATGGCGAGGGCCGGGCCGAGCGTGGGGGCGGTCACCGTGCAGCCCACCACGGTTCCGGCAGATAGCCGGCGTCGGTCGGGGGCTGGTCGTGCTGCCGGATGCCTTGGCAGTAGTCGCCGCCGCAGAGCTGGTTGCTCCGGGCGGTCGGAAAGCGGACGCTGATATAGGCGCCGCACCGCTTGCAATTCACGTCGGGATAGGTCATTGGCTCGAGACTCCGTTGAGGGGTGAACGCGACAACGCCCCAAGTATACAGGGTATACCGGGGGCGTGCAAGAGGTCAGGTCAACCGGGGCCGTCGTCGGCCCTTCCGCTTCTTCTTCCGCCCGGCCTCCCAGGCTAGATGCGTGAGGAGGGAGCCGGGGGTAATGACGAGGCTCGAGCTCATGCGCTGGCGGGGCATCCTGACGAGGATGGTATCCGCCCGGAGCTCTATCACTACGTCGCCGTAGGAGCTCGAGAGGAGCCGGCGCGTTGGGTGCCGGTCGTTGGCCCTGGTCATTCGGCTTGGGGGTCGAGGTCGAACGCATCGCGGAGCTGCTGGAGCTTCTGCCCCGCCTGCTTGTGGGCCTCGATGGCGTGCTGGTAGGCGTCCGCCCGCCGCTTCTGCTCCTTGGTGGCGTAGACCAAACTCGTCAGGGTCTTGGTGGTGTTCTCTACCGTGGCGTCGAGCCAGCCGAGCCGCTCCACAATCTCCGCCGCGCTCCGTCCATCGGTCCAGCCGTCCGCGGCCTCGTTCCAGCGCGCCCACCAAAGCGCCTCCTCCTCCCGGTTCCGGTTCTCCTGGGCGGTCCTGAGCTGCTTGAGGAACAGCTCGAATACCTCCGAGCGGACCACGTTCGGCACGACCTCGAGGGGGTCGAGCTGCTCCGCTGCCGCCATTTGGATGGCGACCTCGAGCGGGTCCACGGGGTCACTGATGTTGATAGTCACGGCTCTACCTCTTGGTTAAGGGTTGGCCCTGCGCGATTTGCTGCCGCCCGTCGCCGCCGTCCGCGGCCCACCCGCAGTAACAGCGCACCCGGTCTTTCCCGTAGTGGTGGCCGCAGGCGCGGCACACCAGCACCCCGCAATGCCGCTCCCACGCGCCACCGCACCGCGGGCACACTGCCGGGCTAGGCTTCGTCGTCACCGAGGCCCCCCTCGAGGAGGGTGAGCCGCGTCCGGGTCGCGTGGCGCTGCTTGAGGTTGGCCCGGATGGCGTCGAGCTCGAGCTGGAACGCCTCGAGGTACTTCTCCGCCCACGGCATGGTGAGGTTGTGCGTGAGGACCGCCATGCGGCGCTCGAGCCGCTTGGTGTTCCCCTTCTCGATCTGCTCCCGCGTCCAGGGGTTGAGCTGCTGAATCAGCCCGTGCTTGGGGCGGCTCATCGGGCCGGCGCCATCTTGACCACGCTCTTGCGGGTCACGGTGCCCGCCAGCTCGGCCAGCTCGACCGCGTTGTCTACCACTTGCACCAGCTCGGCCCACGGGAGC